CTCCACTCACCTCCACCCCACTCTCCAAAACATCTATCTAAATAACACATAAAATTTATAAATAAAGAAAAACATATAAAATATAAAGAAATAAATAAAGAGGTGATTTTTGAAAATGGAAGAAGAATTAACCCACGTGTCTATCACAAGGAAAATATTAGGGAACGTATTATATATTCCAAAAGAGGTATCAATGAATCTCAGAACATCGGAAAAGAAAGTCCTGTTCAGGCTGGTTCCAAGTTACAAAAGATTAGAATTAATACCATCAGATAATATTAGAATCAAAGACGCATTAGAACTTACCGGGTATAAAAGAAACGTCAAAACCCCAGAGGGGAAGTATTACGTATTATGGGACGAGTTTGGAAGATTGTTATCATTAACAAAAGAAGTTTTAATAATAATAGACCAGAAAAAAGATGAATCATGGGAATTTTTTTATGATTTCAACAACAATAAAATTGTCTACAGCAAGGTTGATACCGTCAGCCCCATAAACTCAAAACCAGTAGGTTCAAGTGCTCCAATATTAGAAAAAGAAGATTCACACCTGGAAGAAGAATATGAAGAAAAGAATGGAAGCAATGATGTCAGTGAAACCGCCTGGGTGTGAATAAAATAGTGAATAAAATAGTGAATAAAATAGTGAATAAAATAAAATAAAAAATAAAAAGGTGAGATGAAAAATGAAGTGCAAAGAAATAGCAAAAAAGATAATAGAAAAAATTCTAGACGAAACGGAAATTGTTAATCTCTGCGAATACTGTTTCAACAGTTGTGACGTCTATCCGGAAATTGATGAGAAGAAATACCCCGAGGTTGTGAGATGGATATGTGAAATGATAGAAGACGGGGTGGGGAAAAATTAGAAAAGAAGACAAGAAAGAAAAAAGAATGTTGTTCCTAATAGATGAAGATATGTTAATGAATTTTTTTAATCACAATGAGAAGGCCATCAGACTTTTTGACAAGTTTAATAAATGTATTAAAAACAAACTCCCCATGGATATTATAACAACCAACTCAATATTAATATATTCCATCACTCACTGCCCGCCTGAAACAGAATTCGGTTATATTCAGCAAGCATTAAGCGTGATGCAAGTGGTTCCATCATATGCAGATTACACAAACAAAGGAGCAATCAGGCAAGAACTATTAAGAATAGGAGCAATGATTGCAGGAGGTAGAAGACATGGCATTGTTTAAACTACCAGTTGGATTTTCATACGGAGAAAAGATTGATAAAGAAATTGAAAGAGTCTTATCTCAAGACCCTAGATTTCTTAAAGGAGAAAAATTAAAAGAATACATCAACGTAAGAAAATGGTTAGAACGACAAATGAAAGCAAAAGAAAAAGAAGATAAAGACGAAGAATTTTTTGAGAAGGTTTTTGAACGAATTCCTACCTCAGAAGATAGTATAATGGATGAAGATATACCTTTAAACGAGGAAAAATATTATAACTCAGAAGAATTTCAAAACAAACTCAAAAACGTTGAGAAAAAGAAATTAATGGCATATACCAAAGCCAAAAAAGAAAAAGAAATAACAGACAGAAAGATTAAAGCATTAAAAGAAAAGGATGTTACTGAGGTAATAAGAGAAGCAAGAGATAAAGGAAGAATAAGCCAAATAACCTCATTAAAACAGAAATGGATGAACCTATTCAACATGAAAAGTTATTATAATGATTTGGCAGGTGAAATGTTGTTCCATGTATTATTGGGACAATTATTTAAAAATAAGTTTTTTTACAAAGGTTCCAAAAGAATGAATTTGAAATGTAATTTTTTCTGGATTCAAGACAGTGGCAGTGGCAAAGGAGAAAGTGTAGACGTGCTATGTGATGTCGTTAGAGAAATAAATAAAATTTTAAGCAAGAAAAATAATGAAGTTTTTAATTTTGCAGAATTTAAAGGAGAAGAAACAGATGCTGTTGTTTTGACAAGGTTTGCTTACAGAAAGGATGATATGAGAAAAGGATACGATTATTCAAAAACAATACCAGGAAAATTTGAAAGATACGACTTTTATATTTATAGAGAAGCAAAAACACTTATTAAAGGTGGACAATACACCAATAAAATGGCAGATTATTTTTTACACATATTAGAAGACCAAATAATTGAAAAAGAATTAGAAAAATGGAGCGGACAAAAAACAAAAACATATGGAAGAGGTAGTTTGATAGCAACAACCATACCAGTTTCAAGTCTACCAATATTCATAGCAAATACTGGACTGCTCCAAAGGTGTTTAGGATTCATGAGGTTGTTAGAAGATAATATTAGAAAAAAGATGAGTGAAAAAGATGCTATAACATTAGGAATGAATATTAATGAAAGACATATTTACAAAACAAAATATAATAAATTGGTTAAAGAAATTGCTAAAGAATTGGTTAAACTCAGAGAAGAGTTTTTTGATGTAGAAATTGATATTAAGGAACCAGATAAAATCAATTCAGTAATAATGAAAGAAATGAGTAAAATTAACAGAAGGATTGATGTAGAACTTCAAAATTTTGAACATCAACAAATAGCAAGAAGTTTTATGGGAAGGTATCCAATGTATATAATGAAATTAATGTATCAAAACGCAATCATTAGAAAGAGTCATTATATTGAAATTGAAGACGTGATTAATGCTATTGACATTATTTGGAGAAGTTATAAATATATGGAGACATGGTTACAAGATGTAATAATGGTTGACCAAAGAAGAAAATACAATGAAGATAGAATAATAAGAACATTGACACAAAAAATAATTAAATCACAGGAGGGTGTTATTCTTTATAAAGATGCAAGAAACGCATTGGTTTATGGAGGTAACAATAGAATGAGTATGGACAGAGCAAGATATGTGATTAGAAGATTTAGTAGCACACCAAGAAGTCCTTTTGTAAGATTAATAAAAGATAAAGAAAGATACATAGGTCTTAGAGGTGAAAGACATGATGGTTATCAGGAGGTTTAAAAAATGGATAAGAAAATGAACAAAGATGAATTAATAAGAGTATATCACAATGGATGGATTTATGACCACAACCTATTGGTTGAAATTAAAAATTTGATAGATAAACACTTTGAAGAAAGTATTGAACCAGATGAGGTTGAGAAGGAGAAATGAAGACAACATTACCTACAAAAAAAGAATTAGAAAAACATCCACAGTTTTTTCTTCATTTCGTAGCAACAAAAAATACTACACAAAAAGATAGCGAGTTTGTGGTTTTGAATAAGGATGAGTTGATTGATAAGTTACAGAAATTGTTGCCTTATGGTTATGGTTACACTATATTGATTGGTGAAAAAAATTGGGAGGGAGAAGTATGAATGTTAAATTTAAGAAAGATAAATTAATAAAAGAATATTGGGAGAAAGGATTTTTAGAACAATTAAATAAAATGCTTAAGGATGAAGAAGTTGGAATTAGGTTCATAAAAGCAAGTATTCCTGAAAAAACAAATGATAAGAATTTTTTAATTTTAGAATGGAAAATTGTTGAGGAGGAGTAAGGGGTGAAAAATATGAATGATATAACAAAAATAAAAATTCCAGATGTTAAAGGAAGAAAAATAACTTTTGAAATAAGAATTGTAGATACCAAAACAAAAAAAGAAATTATGTCTTTTGGTGTTGCACCAAAAGTAAATTTAGAAAGTATTGATGGTATATATTTAGTTGGAAGAACAATTATTGGGCTTGCAGAATATGGACTAAAAAACAAAGAAGATATTGTTAAACGAATTAAAAAACATTTAAAAAAGAAGAGTAAAAGAAATGACTAAAAAATATATATATTATGTCTTTTGGATTGGACAAATAATGGAAGAAAATATTAGAGGAGTTCCAGTTGGCCCACATTTAAATGCATTTGATTCTCTGAAAAAAGCAAGAGAATATGCTAAGAAAGTAAGAAATAATTCTCTTATTGATATTGAAATTATTAAAGGAGAAGTTGTTGAAAAAATTAGGAGGTTTGAAATGAAATTAGTTGAGAATATACCTGAAGTTTTTATCTTTGAGGAAGACATTAATGTAGAAGGAAGTATTGTTGATATTCAGAAGAATATTACAAAAGCATTATTAAAATTAACTAAGGAATATATTATTATAGAATGGTTTGTTAGTGTAAAGGGTTTAAGAGTGAGGTGTTATAAAAAATGATAATAGATTTTGATTTCTGGAAATTTCTCAATATTGATTATTTACCAAGTCAAAAGGAAATAGAAGAATTAGAAGACCTTGATAGAATAATGAATGAAAACAATTCTTATAAGAGAGGAAAATTAATTAAAAAATGGAGAAGAAAATATTATAATAAAAAAGAGTCTCCAACGCAAGAGATGTGGAATAATTTCAAAGAGATAGGTAAATGGAATAAAATAAAAGATGACTTAAATATTAAACAATTAAAAAATTCTAATCAAAAATATGAGTGCTTGATTTATGAAGATAAAGAAAATGGTTGTGGTATTTGTATATTTTGATATCTTAAAATTAAACCAATATAACGACCTACAACATAAAGATTTATAAAAAATCGAGAAATTAATTTTTGTTATGGCACGGATTTTAAATGACACTCAGGAGGTGTCTAATTTTGTTGTCAATCCGAGCCAAACGTTTCATCCAATGAAACGTGACAACGTCCCTCCTGAGTTATTAATATTACCAAAAATTATGGAGGTAGAATTGATATGAATGATGAGTTATTTTCTAAATTAGAAAATAAGTATAAATCAGGAATTGTTCAAAGATTAAAAATATCAGAAGAAAAAGCAATGGAAATATTAAAAGAAGCATATCAAAGATTACAAGTATTTAAAGGATTAAATGAACAAGAAAAAGAAATAAGATTTGAAAGAATAATGACAAATATGTGTATTAAGAAATTGAATAGTAAAAGTGATACCTTTAGAGGATTGATATTATTCATGGGAGATGTTAGAAGAGATAATGAATCTTATATTAATAAAAAATTAGAAGAATATAAAGACCCAATTAAACAAAAACAATTATTAGAAAATGGAGAAATAAAAATAATAGATGATGAACCTGTTGTTTTTGATATGAGAGAAAAATTTCCAAGTGGTAAGAAAAATTGGAGATATGGTAAACCATTACAAATTCAATTAAGAAGAACTGTTTCTGGAATTGTTCAGGCTGGAGAAAAGGATGGTAAACCAATTTTTAAGAAAATGAATCTTACAATTTCTGAAGAAGACACAAAACAAAATATTATCATTGGAAAAGAATGTGATTTCAAAGCAATTAGGGGAAGTGATAATGAAGATGGAACGATGAATCTATATTTAGAATCTGGAACAGAAATAAAATATGGAAACACAGAAGTTCCAATCGTTCAGGTGGTAAAAAAATATTATCAAGACAGATTTGTGAATATTAAAGAATTAAAGAAAAAATATTTAGATACAGATGAAAAAGTTAGAAACTTCACACTATTTATTTTTGAAGCAGAATTAGTTACTGATAATTCACAGGCACCAAATCCAAACCTAAAGGTTGGAGCACCATTCAGTTTTAATGAATTGTTAAAAACACCAGATGAAGAATTGACTTCAATCTACGTTAAATTGCCGACAGACATAGCGCTTAATTTCAATGCAGCACCAAACTCAACGATTTTAATTGCTGGAACCTGTTGGAATATTGTAGATGATAAAGGAGAAAGGGAAGATTTTTTTGGTGTCACCGCAAAAGGAATTTTCTATAATGAAAAGAAAATTGAAACCAAAAAAATTGAACCTCAACCAACAAGTCAAAATGAAGGTGATGAAGAATGGTAAGTGGGTGGGGGATTGATGTAGAACAACCAGAGGAAATTAAAAAAGAAGATACAACATTAATGAAAGAAGTTAGAACCTTTCAAGTAGATGAAAATAGTAAACCACCAGAAGTGAAAGTTGCTGTTGAAGACACAGGACAACCATTTGATTTTGTGAATAAAGATAGAAGAGAAACCTATATTTATTTGCTTTATGGAAATAGTGGTTCTGGAAAGACCTACACATCAATGACATTTCCTAAACCACTTATAATAATAGACACTGAAAGCAGAGCAGATATAATAAGAGATGAATATTTTAAAGAAGAAGATATAAAAATATTCAATCCTCTTGTTTTAAAACATGAATCTGGTGAGAAAGGAGAATTGGTTGATTATAAAGCAACCATTGAAAGATTAAATAATTTCATATTGAAATTAGCAAAATTGGTTAAAGAAAGAAAATATACAGTCAGAACGGTGGTTATAGACACAGCATCTGATTTATGGAATTTTGTGATTAATTGGGGTGTTTATACACTTGCTAATAAGGTGACAAAAGATGGAAAAGCAAAAGCAGATCCAGATACCTTAAAGTTTTTAAACCAATTCGATTGGTTTATTCCAAAAAATATGCATTACAAAATTTTCCAAATACTAAAAATTCTAACCAATTATGGTGTGAATATTGTATTTACAGCAAGACCAAGAGAATTACCAGATTATGCGAAAGAACTTAAAAAAAGACAGATGGGAAAATTATATACAGAAACATTTCAAGAAAAAATTAGGTGTGAAAAAGAACTTCCGTTTAATAGTGATATCATTATTAGACAAACATTAACCAGTGATAATAAAAGATTGAGTGTTGTTGAAAAATCTTTTAAGGCTGGAATAGAACAAAAAGTAATGGAAGATTTGACATATGATAAAATAAAGGAGGTTCTAGAATGAGTGAAGAAAAACTACCAATGCATAAAGATTGTAAGAACTTTCAAAGAAGTGATACACCACCAGGTGGTAAATGTAAAATAAAACCAGGAAAGAAAATCCACCCACGTGGTCCACCATGCAAAAATTTCGAAAAGGAGGAATAAAAATGAATGAGGAGAATAAATTAAAAATGTTTTTTACCACTTGGACAATACATGAAACAGGTGGTAAGGTTAAGGTTGGTTCAGACATTATTGCTGCCAGTGATGAAGAAAACGCAACAAAAATTCAATTGGCTAAAAACGCAAAACTTAATATAAATACCACGAATGTTAAGGTATATAAATTATCTGAACTCTTAGAAAAATACAATATTAGATGGTCTTTACCAGAACCAGAAACCAAGAAAATAATAAAACCAAAACCAATAGAACATAGAGAAGCAACGAGTGAAGAAATATTAGAATTTTAGGAGGATAATAAAAATGAAAATAAATTCAAAAAAGTTAGTGGAATTTCTTGAAAAAGTGACACTAAAAGGAGCAATACCAAGCGCGGTTTTAAAAACAACGAACAAAGGAATGGTTGCAAATATGAGTTTAGATAATGTCATATTATCTAAAGGAATATTATTGAGAGAAGCATTTACAGAATACAAAGAAGGATTAAATATACCACTTGGTTCTACATCAACTAACAGTGACGTAGACCTGTTAATAAAACTTCTTAAAGGATTTTCAGGAGAAATATTAATGAAAGTTGAAAAAAGTGGTTCTGTCCTTTCAATTCAAAATGAAAAAAGAATTGCAACAATAAATCTATCAGATGAAGAATTTGTTCAAAATAAATGCGAAAAAGAATTGAAAATTGATTTTGACCCAGGTTTTAGAACAGGAAAAACAGAAATATTGAGAAAGGTTACACAAAACATTTCAACATTAAGTTCTAAAAATTATGTTCCTGATGTAGAAATCACAGTTGAAAAAGGAATATTGTGGTTTAAAACAATTTCAGAACATAGTAAAATAATGGAAAATATAGAAATTGATTATAAAGATTGTGATATAAAAATTGCTGGAGATAGGTATAATCAAGTTTTTGGTTCTCTTGGAGAGGATTTAAACATAAGTATAGTTGATTATGACAAACCACTTCAAGTGAAAGAAATTGGAGAAAATATAATGATTTCCATTATAATAGCACCAAAAATTGATTTAGAAAGACAAAAAGAATCTAAAGAAGAAGTAGAAAAAAATCCAACTTCAGACCAGAAAAAGACACATGAAGAAGAATTAAAAAAGAAAGGTAGAGAAGACGAGAAAAAACTTGAACCTCCAAAAAATGAACTACCTGATTTGGGGGTTTGAAAATGTTATGGGTAGAAAAATATAGACCACAGAAATTTGAAGAAATAATTGGTCTAGACCCCTCAATTCCAAGTCTTGCGTTGGGAAAAATGCCCAACTTCCTGTTTTATGGACCCGCAGGAACGGGTAAAACCACAACAGCAAAGGTTATAATTTCTCAACGCAAGGCTCATTATCTACAAATGAACGCAAGTGATGAGAGAGGAATAGATGCGATTAGAGAAAGAGTTAAACAATTTGCTATGACAAAATCATTAGATGGTAATATTAAGATAATATTATTAGATGAGGCAGACCAATTAACACCACCAGCCTTTGCATCACTTCGTGGAATTATGGATACCTACCAAAAAAATTGTAGATTCATATTAACTTGCAACTGGGTAAATAAAATAATTGACCCAATTAAAAGTAGATGTGTTTGTAAAGAATTTAAAAAACCAAAAAAGGATGATATAGGAAATTTACTCTATAGAATATGTGAATTAGAAGGAGTGGAATATAATGAAAAAGGAATCTATAATATTGTGAAAACAACATATCCAGATATCAGAAGAGCGATTAAAGAATTAGAAGTTATTTATCATAGGTCTGGAAAGGTAACAGAAGATACCACAAATATAATAGCAAATAGAGTTGCTTTAATTTTAGAATCATTAGAGGTTGGTAATTTCAAAAGAGCGATAGAAATATATGAAGGAGACTATATTGATGAAGAAATATTGATGGATTTCCTGGCAAATAAATTGTTTTATGGAGAATATGAAACAACAAAAAAGAAAACAGCAATGAGTTTGATTAGAACCGCTTATGTAGAAATGAACAGGGTTAATAATAAAAAATTAATTATTCGCCCTTTTTTATTACAATTAATGGAGGTTTTGAAATGACTTTCCCTCTCCTTTTAGATTTTAAAAATATGCTAAAAAAAGATATTGAATCTTTTAATAAGATAGATGAAAAAAATTTATGGCAACTCAACGCTTGGTTTGGTAGTGACAAAAGAAATATGAGTTTGTTTTTAGATATAGAAGAAGGCATTTTGAATGGAGTTCCAAACAAAATATTACTTATGGAAATGTTTCTTCGTGTAAAAAAAGATAACAAATATATTCCTTATCCTAAAAAAATAAAAAGAGAAGATGATTTTGAATGGCTCAAAGATTATTTTAAAATCAGATATAGGTGGAGTGATAGGGAAATCAAAATATATTGGTCTTTGTTATGTAATTATTTAAGTAGTCAAGAATTTAAAATAAAAGTGGCGAGAAAATTCGGATTGACTGATAAAGAACGAGAACGTTTAGGAATTGAAAAGATAACGGTTGAAAAAGATTCTTTAAAAAATAGAGGGCAGGTGAGTTTGTTTTGATTGAAACTGTTGAATATCATTTTGATGCAGCACATAGATTAGCACATTACAACGGTGCATGCAAAAATGTTCATGGACATAGATGGAATATAAAAATAATATTGAAAGGAAGACCTTTAGCAAATACTGGTATGATGATTGATTTTAAAAAAATCAAAGAAATAATTGATTTATTTGACCACACAATAATTTTAAGTGATTCTCCAGAAAATATCGAATTGGTTGAAATGTTGGATAGAATGAAAATGAGTATTAGAATTTTGGAAAAAAGAGAACCAACAGCAGAAAATTTAGCAATAGAAATATTTAAATTATTAAATGAAACCTTAGGAGATAACATTCAAAAAATAAGTGTTGAACTATGGGAAAGTCCAGGTTGTAGTGTAATTTATGGTGATAAAATTGACTAAATTAAGAATATCAGAAGTTTTTGAAAGCATACAAGGAGAAGGAAGATATGTTGGATATCCAGCCATATTTGTTAGATTAAGTGGATGTAATTTGAATTGTGAATATTGTGATACAAAATATCACAATAAAACAAATTGGATATTATCTCCAGAAGAATTAGCATTAAAATTAATAGATTCAGAACAAAAAATAGTCATTTGGACTGGTGGTGAACCAATGTTACAAAGAAGTGCTATAGAAGAAGTTATAAAAATAATGATAGAAAAAGGAATAACCAGAAAAGACCATCATTTAGAAACCAATGGAACAATATTAGACTATGATTATTTTTTTAAAAATTTTTATTATGTAGCATTCAGTCCTAAAGACCTAACCACGGCAAAGGCAATTAAAGAAATAATGAGAGGTTCTGGTTTTTACGATATCAAAGTTGTTACAAACTTAAGAGATGTTGGAACTGATATGTTAGATATAGCAACAATGTTAATGCCATTAACCACCTATGCTGCCAAAAGAGATAAAACCATTTCAAAAAAGGTTTGGGAATATTGTGTAAAACATAGAAAGAAATTTTCTCCACGGTTGCATCAATTGGTATGGTATAATAAAAGAGGTAAATAAAATGACAAAAAAACGACGTGAATTTATGAATTGGTCTCAATATTCTATTAATATGAGGTCAATAATTAAACAGATAAAAGAAAGTGGAAAAGAATATGATAAAATTTATACAATCAAGAGAGGAGGATTAATTCCAGCAACACACCTGGCTTACCAATTAGATATAATGGATATCTATACCAACACAGATGATTTTTATCCAGATAAAAAAACATTGGTAGTAGATGATATCAGTGATTCAGGAGAAACGTTATATTATTTAAGAAGGTTTGATACGGTTTGTATATGTTATAAAGAAGGAACAAAAGTAATTCCAAAATTTTTTGCTAGAAAATATCCAAAAGATGTTTGGGTGGTTTTTCCTTGGGATAAAGATTTGTCAATAATGATGAGAGATAGAGATAGGAGGGATAAAGGTGGTAAGTCAAGAGTATAAAAAAATAACAGCATTAAGTAATAAGTTTGCAGAATTTTTAAAAGAACTTGGTTTAGATTTAGCAAATGATAGTTTGAAAGATACTCCAAAAAGGGTTGCTAGAATGTTTTATAATGAATTATTTGAAGGATTATATAAACCAGAACCTAGAATTAGATTATTTGAAAATCATAATAATTATGACCAAATAATAACAAATTCAGCCACAATATTCAGCACATGCGAGCATCATTTTGTTCCCATTAAAATGAAAGTTCATATTGGTTATATACCAAATGGAAAAATTTGTGGGATATCAAAACTTATTAGAATTGCTGAATGGTTTGCTCATCGTCCTCAAGTTCAAGAAAAATTAACACAACAAATAGCAGATTTTTTGAATGAAAAATTAAATCCTCAGGGTGTTATGGTTGTGATAGAAGGAGAACATTTTTGTGAACAGATGAGAGGAATTAAAAAGATAGATTCGGTTATGAGAACCAGTGCATTCAAAGGATGCTTTGAAGAATTAGCAGTTAGGAATGAATTTTTTAAATTAATAGGAGGTTTGTAAAATGTTGACACCATTGGTTTTATTTAAGGAAATGTTGTTTGCAGAAGACGGAACACAATCTGAAGAAAAGTGTGAAAAATATATGGTTTCATTAGCATATCTACCAAAAGAAGGAAATTTTGCTGATGTAAATGATGTGAAATCAAAAATTACAGAATTATTAAAAAATAAAAAAGAAAAAGAAATTTGGTTAGAAAAAATTGCTCAAGAACTATTAGAGTGGTTCAATAAAAAATATAAAAATAAAGGAGCGTATTTATTGATGGAAGATTATCAAGAAGAAGTTCAAGTTAATTTAGTCTCAGGAGAGATGGAAAAAGATTGGGATGTAAAATTGGAAGTATTAATGAGTTTAAAATTATAGGAGGATTAGAAATGAAAATAGCAGTTATAACTGGAACAACATCTGGATTAGGTAAAGCAATTGCTAAAGAATTAAAAGAAAGTGGTTGGTTTACAATTGGAATATCAAGAGGAAAAGATGAAATATGTAATGAATCATATATATTGAATTTAGATAATCCAAAAAATTATGTCGGATTATTGGATGATATAATAAAAGAATATAAGAAAATTGATGCATTAATAAACAATGCAGGATATTTAGAATTAAAAAATTATGGTATTGATGAATATCAAGAGTATAAAAGATTAATGAGAGTAAATTTAGATTCAGTTTATTTTGGAACTTGGAAAGTTTGTCAACAGAAAGAAAAATGTTATGTGGTCAATGTTGCCTCTGTTTCTGGAATCAGAGCAGATCCAGATACGGTTGCTTATGGAATGACTAAAGCAGGAGTGATTTCATTAACAAAATCATTCGCCAAACTATATCCTAGGCATAGAATTAATTCCATAAGTCCCGGTTTTTTTAGAACAAATCTGGTTCCAGGAACATTACCAGATGAATTATTTAACACAATACCAATTGAAAGAGAAGGAAAACCAATTGAAATTGGAAAACTGGTTAAATATATTATAGAAGAAGGTGATTATTTTACGGGCCATAATTTCATAATTGATGGAGGATGTGGTTTATGAAATATATACCTAAAGCGGTTAGTATCTATTTAAATCGAACCTGTCCTAGAAAATGTCCATATTGTGATGTAATCACAGGAAAAAAATCATTATCAGTTGAAAAATGGAAAGAAGTTTTCACAATTTTAGAGAACAAAGGAACAAATTTTTATTTAATATTAGCCTCTGAACCATTAATGATGGGAGATGATTTGGTAGAATTGGTTAAATTTTGGAATGAACGTGGTTATGAATATGGTTTTTATTCAACATCTCCAGAACCCTATTTTTCAAGGTTGAAAGAAAAATTAAAAAAAGTAGGTATAAGAAATTGGTCAAGTGGAATAGATTTTATTGATGAAGTCTATATGAGTAAAAGGTGGAAACCAGATACCAGATATTTAGTTGAACAACAACGAGAACAGTTGGTTAAAAAAGGAAGAGAAGCGATAAAAGGAATGCAAGAGATGCAAGATTATGTAGAAGAAACACATGCTTTAATAACAATATCACGTATGAATATTGAAATGGTGCCTGATATTATTAAATATATTGTAGATAATGTGGATAAGGTTCATATAGGTTTAAATTTTGTTGAATGGAGTGAAGGAGACAAGATGGATTTTGCCACAACCAAGGGGTCGCCTTTTTTCTTTGTAGATGGTGACCAAGAGTTACTTCAAACGTTGAAAGATAAATTAATTAGTCTTCCAGATAAATATAGAAAGTACATTCAAACACCATTGGAATATTTTGACAATATTGACAATATTTTAAATTTAAATTTTCATTGTTCATTAAATAGTTTGGCGATGGGAATTGATTGTGATGGGTCAATAAGGTTATGTGGTTATAAAAAATTGGATAAAAAAATATCTATTTTTGATTTAAATGATTCTACTTTAGAAGAAATTGTTAAAGAATGGAAAGAATGTGATGGTTGCTATTGGGCATATCCATATATAATTGATAAATTAGGAATTGAAGGAGTAGATTATAGAAGTAAATATTGGGAGGAGAGGTTGAAATGAAAGAAAAAGCAATTTGTGTAACATCAGGAGGATTAGATTCTATTTCAATGGGTCTAAAAATGTTGAAGGATGGATTTGATATTATATATCTTCATATAGATTTAAAACAGAAGGCAGAAATTCCGGAACATAGAGCAGTAGAAGTTATAGCAAAAAAACTTGGAGTTCCAGCAATCTTTATTGATTGTGGATGGTTAGGAAAATTAGGTGGTAGTAGTTTAACTCAGAAAGATATTCCAATTCCGAAAGGTATGGATAGTTTAGAAGAGAGTACAAATATCAAAAAATCAGAAGAAGGTTTATGGGTTCCAGGAAGAAATGTGGTTTTGTTGGCCTGTGCAGCAGCAGTAGGTGAGGCCAAAGGAGCCAAATATATTACTTGGGGAGCAAACGCAAGTGAAACTGCTTATCCAGATAATACCATGGAATTTGCTGATAGATTTACAGCAATGTTAGAATATGGTTGTTTAAAACCATTAAAATGTTTTGCTCCACTTTATGATAAAGATAAAGTTGAAATATTAAAGTGGGGATATGATAATGGTTATGGTTGGGTTTATAACCATACCTGGTCTTGTGATGACGGAAAGATAGATGCGTGTGGGATGTGCGGATGTTGTTGTAATAGAAGATTTGCTTTCTATGTGCTAGAAAAGAAATATCCAGGGAAATATCCAGATGGACAGAAATATGTAAATCCAGATTATTTTAAAAACGTTTATTTGAAAGATTTGAAAAAGAAATGCACAAAAGATATGTGGATGTATAAATATTTGGAGTTGGTAGATTAATGGAGCAAAAGAAAACTTTTTGTTTTGATATTGATGGGGTTCTAACAAATGAAGCAGAAGGATTTGGCGTAGAAGTATTTGATAAAAAGACACCAAATAAAGAAATAATTGATATCATTAATGCTCTATATAAAAAAGGCCATGAAATAATTCTTCATACCTCAAGGTTTTGGTGTGATAGAGAAGTAACGATAATATGGCTCGTTAGACATGGCGTTAAATACCATGAATTAATAATGAGAAAACCATTAGCAGATTATTATATTGATGACAAAAATTTGACAATTGAACAATTAAAAGAGGTGGCTGAAAAATGCATAAAGAATACGAAAACAAAAAAGTAATTTTGTTTTCAGGCGGATTGGATTCGTTTATTGGTTGGCATTATTTGGGAAAACCAAGAGCGGTCTATGTTGATTTGAATAGTAGATATTCTCATAAAGAAAGAACAACTGTTGAAAAGTTAGCAAAACTCTGTAGTATGGAATTGATAATAGATAAGACATTAGATATTAGACCATGGGAGGAACCAAATGCTAATATTCAAATGAGAAATATGTTTTTGTTAATGATAGGAACATATTATGGTAATGAAGTTTACTTAATAGTTCAACAAGGAGAGATGAGCATTCCAGATAGAACAAAACAATTCTTTTTAAATGCTCAACAATTAGTTAATTATTTATGGGAGGATAAGAAGAGACCAATAAAATTTGATTCACCATTTTGGTATATGACGAAAGCAGATATGGTAAAATGGTATCTAGACCAAGGACTTGACCCAGAAAATTTAAAAAGAACAGTTTCTTGTTATTCATCAGAAGGGAAACAATGTGGTCAATGTTCAAGTTGTTTTAGAAGGTGGATAGCATTTGAATATAATAATATTCATGAGGAATATGATAATGATATAACAAAATACAAAAAAATTCCAGAATATGTCAAAAATATGAAGGCTGGAAAGTATGATATGAAAAGGACTTCACAAACCAAAGAAGTCTTAAAAAAGTATAATCTCTGGAGGTAAATAGGATGGGAACCGCGCACTATATACCAGCAATATCTGAAAAAATGAATTATTGTTGGGAAAAAGATGTTAAATATAAAGGATTTGATATGACTTGGTTTTCAGAAAATGCTTTTTTCAAACATGATTATGCTCTTCAATGCGGATTTTATGGAATTAATTGGGGACACAATTGGAGAGAAAAAATGAAATTTCCTAAACATCATATATTATTAGGAGATAGTGGTGGATTTCAAATAGCAACATTCACAGCAAAAGGAAAGAAAATAAATATTGAACCAATTGAAATATTACGTTGGTTAGAAAATAATTGTGATATTGGTTTTGGTATAGATGTTCCACCTGGAACAGTTGAAACCATTAATAATTACAACCCTGGATTTTTTGAAAAATGTCATAAAAAATCATTAGAAAATTATAGAGTGTTTGAAAAACATAGACAAAATTTTAGAATGAAAATGTATTATGTGATTCATGGTTACAATTATGAACAATTAGATAGGTGGTATAATTCTATAAAAGATTTCAATTTTGAAGGATTTGGTATGGGGAGTGCATTGTCTGCCAATCCATTTCACCAGGCATTAGGAGGATTATATTTATATTTTAATGGAGAATTAAAGAAAAAAGGATTGCATTATTTTGGAACATCTGGTATGGCTGTGATGGCGGTATTGTCTTATCTTGCTCATAAAACAAAATCTAAAATCACTTATGATAGTAGTTCCTACTCAATTGGTGATAAAATGAGAGTCTATCAAATGCCAATGTTTATGGGAGAAAAATTACTATTTGGTGATGTTCATGCTAAATATAATCCTGAATTTACAGATGAATTACCATGTGATTGTCCAGTTTGTAAGCATATTGATATTAAAGACTTGTTGGGGACAGATACAAGAGCAGGAACATTATTATCACTTCATAACCTATATCAGTATTTAGAATTAAATAGAAGATATAACATATTAGCAAAAAACAGAAGTAGGTTAGAACAGTTTGCTTTTATGATTATGCAATCTCAATCAAGAATTAATGAAGTGAAAAAAACTTTTGACTTCATTGATTATTCTTTAGAAGAAGGATTAGAAAAAGCAATGAGAAAATTTGGTGTAAGTGATAAGAAACAAATAAAACAAAAACAAATTTCATTATTTGGGAGGTGGAGTTAATGAAAATTGAACAAAATCAAGATGTTCGTTTTGATAAAACAGATAAGGTTTATATAATTAAAACCACAATTACAGAAACTTTGACACAGAAAGATATGTTTGCTAGATTACAACAAAAAAGACAGATGTTGACAGGTATCAACAATAATATCAATCAAATCAAACAGAAAAAAAGAAATATGCGTCAAGAAATAGAAAACTTCAAGAAAAATTTAAATCAACAATTTAAAAATATAGAACATCATATGGCAAATAAGAAATCCTTAATGGAAGAGTTAGATAGACTAGAATCTGCTACAAAAGATGATGAAGAAATACAAAAAAGATTTAAATTATTTGAAGAATTGGTAAAAGAATATAGAGAAAAACAGCAACAATTACAAAATCAAGCAAATCAAATGAGTAAAGAATTTCAAGAAAGGATGAATAAATGATTAGAGATGGTATTTCAAAAAGGAAATATATATGGTAAATTAAGAAAGGGATTTAAAGATAGTGAAGAAACAAAACAAAAGAAACGTATAGCAAGAATGGGTAAGAAGAATCCAATGTTTGGAAAGAAACATTCAGAAAAAACCAAACTGAAAATGAGTAAAATAAAAAAAAGTAGATATAATGGTTGTGATAATCCTAAGTGGAAAGGAGGAAAAAATGGATATTTTCAAATGATAGCCAGAAGAATCGTAAAAAAAATAACTGGTATTGATGTCAAATATCCTATTGTTACTCACCATATAGATGGGAACGTAAGAAATAATAATCCAAATAATCTTTTGGTTTGTTCAGCAGGATATCATTCTGGGTTACATATAAAATTAATAAAAAAATATGGTAAAAATTGGAGGAGTGTTTTTAAATGATAAATATTTTCCAAAAAAGTGGTGATACCATTATTCTTGTTGGAAGAGATAATGAAAAAAATAGAACTATGGAAGAAATAAAACATATACCATATTTTTATGTGAAGGATATAAATGGAAAATATCAAAGTGTTTTTGGAGATAGATTAAAAAAAATAGAAGTGAATAGTTCATATGAAGTCAAAAAAGAAAGAGAGAAATATGATGAAACCTTTGAATCAGATATATTATTTATTAATAGAATTTTAATTGATAGAGTAGAAAATATTGGTGAAGATGAATTCCGTGTTTGTTATCTGGATATTGAAAACGCAGGAAGTTTGGACAGAGTAAATACTCCTGTTCCAATAACTTGTATCTGCTGCTATGATAATTTTTCTGAAACTCAATATGGATTTATCTGGCATCCAGATGAAAAACCACGAAAAGAGGTGACTAAAAGTGGAGAAGGAATTGAAAGAAAAACATATTATTTCAATAATGAGAGAAGTATGCTTAATAAATTTATTAGGTTTATTTGTGATTTTGATTTTGATTTATTTTGTGGATGGAATTCAAATGGCTTTGACTGGCCTTACATTATTAATCGTTGTAGACTTCTTGGAGTTAATGTCGACCTTATTTCTATGCACGGAAAGGTAGAAGCAGAAGAATTCGACCCATTTTGGAGGATAACTATCAATGGAAGATATAGTTTTGACTTACTCCAGGGATATAAAACTGACCTAACTTTCTCCCAAATGGATAGTTATCGTTTAAATTCAGTAGCACAAAAAGAACTGAAAGATAAAAAAATCGAGGTAGAAGGAGATTGGGAAAATCTATGGGATAAAGATAGAAAATTATTATTAGATTATTGTTATAAAGACGTGATGTTATGTGTTTGGTTAGATGAGAAAAGAAATATTATTAATTATTATAATACCAAGAGAAGAATTATTGGATGTCAATGGGATGATTTATTTAACGCAACAAGATTTCATGATATATTGTTTTTAAGAGAAGCAAAAAAATTAGGATTGGTTCTTCCAAAAAAAGTAAAAAATAAAAGAGAAAGATATGGTGGAGGTTTTGTTGACAATCCACCAGTTGGTTTACATGAAGGAGTTTTTGTATTAGATTTAAAATCTCTATATCCAAATATTATTAGAACCTGGAATCTATCACCTGAAATGTTAGACCCAAGTGGAGATATTAAAATTAATGGATTGATTTTAGATAAAAGTAAAAAGGGAATATGTCCTATAATATGTGAAAAACTTCTGGAAGAACGTGAAAGATTAAAAAAAGAAATGAAAAAATATCAAAAAGGAACAATAGAATATGATTCTTATTATGCTCAACAATATGCTGTGAAGGTTGCTGCCAACAGTCTATATGGAGCACTTGGAAATCCATATTTCAGAATGTTTAAACAAGAAATAGCAGCAACTGTGACTTGGGCAGGAAGAGAAATTATTAAATATTCCAAAGAAGTAGCAGAGAAACTTGGATTTGATGTTATTTATGGAGATACAGATTCAATTTTTGTGAAAATTCCAGAAGAAGTTGATGGTGATTATGATAAAGCAATGAAAGTTGCTACTGAGTTGGCAGAAAAATTAACAGAATCATATAATGAATTTGTTAATAAGTTTGGTGTTGATAATCATACCTTATTAATGCAGTTTGAAAAAATTTTTAGTAAAATATTTTTTGGTGTGAAAGATACTGGTGGTGCTGCAAAGAAAAGATATATGGGTTATATTGTTGAAAAAGACAAGGAAGGAAATTGGAATAAATCATTAAAAATTATGGGTTTTGAAACCAAAAGAGCAGACACGGCAAAAATTGAACAAGAAGCATTAAAAAATATTTTTAAAATAATTCTAGACAATGGAACGAAAGAAGATGTTGAAAGATATGTTGAAAATCTAAAAATGGAAATGATTGAAGGAAAATATCCTTTACGTAATATAGCAATTAGAAGGAGTGTTAAAAAGACCAACAGAAGTGATATATATACTGAGGCGTTTAAATATGGAAATAAATACCTGGGTTGTAAGTTTCAACCAGGAGATAGAATTAAAATGTTGTTTGTTAAATATATTCCAGAATTACCTCAACCACCAAGAGGAACAATAGCATTTGAAAGAGATGACCAGGTTCCAAAAGGAATTATTATTAATTGGAATAAAATGTTTGAACGAATATTTGATACAAAATTAGAAAGAATATTTAGAGCAATGGGATGGAAACACTCAAAAAATAATGAAATGGGGCAGGTGAAATTATTTTGAATGAATTAAAAAAAGAAGAAAGATTCTTATTATCTAAGTCAAAATTTTTGACTTATAATGAGTGTCCATATAAATTTAAATTGAAATACATCTATAAATATATAGAACCAAGAACAAAATTTTCTTTTTTAGCAGATAAGGGAAATAAAATTCATAAAGAAATTGAACACTTCTACACCAATGGAGTGAAAATAGAAGAAAAAGAAATTAAAAAAATAATAAGAGATGAAAAAACTGGAGAACAAAAAATTGAAATTATAAAAAAACCACAAATAACAATTAATAAAGAACGTTATAAAGGAAAGAAAAATATGAATAATTTTATAAAATTAAAAGAATCAATATTGAGTAAATCACATAATAAAAAACATTTCTTTCCAATATCACAAGAAGTAGATTATTATAATCATCAATTAAAAATTCATGGAATAATAGATGCTGTTTATTATCATTATGAGGATGATGGAGTTATAATTGTTGATTGGAAAACAGGAAAGGTAAAAAATAAAGATAAATGTAGAGAAGAGATGGCTTTTTATGCGTTGTGTTGGAATGGAGATCCAAGGTCAAAAAAATATGGTAAGGTTAAATATTGGGCCATGTATTTCACTCAACATGACCATTTATTTTTTGAAAAGGTAGATGAAAGATATCTAAAAAAGATAATTAAAGAAATTGATATTGTTCAAAAATTAATTAATATTGATTGTTTTCCACTTGCTAACAAACAAGGATGGGTTTGGCCATGCAAGTGGTGCGGATTTAAAGGAACGAAGTGTGAGGGGGCTGATAAGAAACGAGTCAAATAATCCCAGATGAATGGAGAGAGTCTTGGAAGAAGAAAACAAAGTTATTATGTTATAAATGCAAATATAAACACCCAAGAAGGTGCAGATGTGTTATAAATGCGATAACATTTTATGATATTAAAAATCATAAATGTAAATTTTTTAAAAGAAAGGAGGATAATAAAAATGAGTGATTTTCGAGACGATTATACATACATTAAAGATGGTGAAGATGATGAAGATTATCCTGATGAAGATGGTTCTTTGGAGGATGATTGGGAAGAATGATGTCTCTTTTTGGAAAGTTTCCAAGAGAAATGGGATTTCCTGAAAGAAGAGGAGAATATAGAATAGTTCATAACCAAAAAGAATTTTATGATGCGTTGAATAAATATAATGGTCGAACCAATGTTTATTCAACCATTTATTCTTTCTCTAATCTGAAAAAAGGAAAATACGGAATTGAATATCCAGAATATGATTCCGCAATTGTTGATAAGATATTTTTTGATTTAGATTCTATTAATAGTTTTAAGAATATTAAAAAATTACATAAATTATTATTGAATTTAGATTTAATACATTGTTTAATTATGAGTGGAGGCGGTTTTCATTGTTATGTGAAATGTAAAATACATAATTTAAAAAATCCAAAGGATGCTATTGCCAATGTTCAGAGAAAAATAGTAGAAAAAATAGGATTAGAAATTGGTGACCCTAAAGAGGCAGATATAGATGAACATATTATTGGTGACATTGCTAGAATTTCAAGAATACCAAACACATTTAATTTAAAACGAAAATGTTTTTGTGTTCCACTAAAAAATACAGATTTTAATATTTTTAAATCTCTTCATGATATACAAGAAGCAGCAAAAGAACAAAGATTAATACCAATTCAATGGTATGGAAATAAAAAAATAAATATAGATAAGTTTGATTATCCAACAAAAAAACCAGACATTAGAACAATTGAAATACCAATGGGTAAATTTGATATAGAAGAATATGGTGATGAAAAAATGTGGCCTTGTGTTAGAAAGATGTTGACAGAACATACCAATCATAAATTTAGATATTGGGGTGTGATTTGGTTAAGAGAGATGGGTTTTACAGAAGAAGAAGCAAAAGAAATTTGTAAAAAATATTTATCTAAATTTTCTAGAAATGATGGAACAATTAATGATTTTATCCATATGCAAAAACATGACCACGTTTTTGAAACTGTTTATCATAAGGGTGAACATTTCTTTCCATATTGTGAAAAATTATATAGAGAGGGATTATGTGAAGGTAAATGCAAATGGTATGGGAGGATGTATGTGAAATGATTATTATAGCAATTGACCAATCTTTAAGTGAAACAGGAATTTGTATAATGGATACCAAAACAGAAAGATTTAAAACTGGTGTTATTAAACCAAAAAAATTACGTGATATGGATAGATTATTGTTCTTAGAAAAAGAAATAGAAAAAATTTTAGTTAGACATATTAATAGGTTTGGAAAAGAAAATATTTCAGGAATTATGGAAGGATATTCATATGGTTCAGTAGGTAGAACATTTGAATTAGGAGAATTAGGTGGTATAATAAAAGTTATGTTTAAAGAATATGATATTCCTCTTGAAATAGTCCCACCAACAAAATGGAAAAAAATAATTGTTGGTAAAGGAAATTATAATAAATATAGAATAATGTTGGAGGTGGAAAGATTATATGGTATTGAATTTAAGAATAATAATGAGTGCGATGCTTATTGTCTCGCTCGTTATCTTAAGATTAAAATTGATGGCGGAGAATAATATATAATGAACAATCAAGAAGTTTATAAACAACCAAAACAAAAAGTTTATAAATAAGCAAATAATATTATTTTATTGAGGTGAGTAAAGAAAATGATAATAATTAAAAATATTAGATTAGCAAATATTGGAATGGTAATTAAAAAGAAATTAGAAAGTAAAGAAAAAATTTTAATTGCTAAAAAAATTCAATCATATCTTCACAATGGTGGAATTTTTGTAGATGTGGAGGTCACTGATGATAACGATTAAAAAAACACCTGCTAATTTATTTATTTATTTTCCATTTAATGATAATTATATTAAAATAATCAAATGTCTACCACGACGCATCTATTTAGGTGCTAAACGGTGCTGGAAAGTCCCAACTATGGATTTAAAGAAAATCACGGATCTTCTTGAGAGCTATGGGGTTCCTTATAAAGTAGAAGAAAAGGAAATAGAAAATATATGCTTATATGCTTTAAATCAACCAAAACTAAAATTATATCACGAACAAGAAAAATGTGTTCAATTTGGATTGAATAAAAAGAATGTGATTTATAATATGGACATAGGTTTTGGAAAAACAGCAACAGCATTAATTACAGCAATAACAGGAAAAAAATTCTTTGGTGCTAAGAGATGTTTGATAATTGTTCCAGCAAGTTTGAAAAGACAATGGTGCCAAGAAATTAATAAATTCACAAATGAATTATATAATTTAATTGAAGGTTCTCCCAAAAAGAGAATATATGAAAGTAATGCTTTCTTTACCATTGTATCATATGAAACAGCAAGAAATGATATTAACAAAATAAAAAAATTATATTGGGACTATTTAATAATTGATGAAATTGTTAGAATCAAAAACCATAAAACAAAAATATCAAGAGCACTAAAAGAAATAAATGCTAAAAATAAAATTGCTTTAAGTGGTGCTATACTTGAAAATAGATTAGAAGAACTTTACAATATATTGAATTTTATTAGACCAGATATTTTTAGTAGTTATTGGGACTTCCAAAGCAGATTTCTTGTTCAAGTAACAAGAAGATTTGGTGCAATCCAATTCAGAGAAACGGTAGCATTTAAAAATTTAGACCATCTGAAAGATATAATGAAAGATTTTGTGGTAAAAGAAAAATTAACTGACTTACCTGGTAAGGTTGAAAAAACAATTATGGTTCCAATGCTTCCAAATCAAAAAAGATATCATAATGAGATTGCAGATGAAGTAATTGAAGAAATTGAAATAAACGAAAATCCTCTTGCAAAATTAACAGCATTAAGGCAGGTTTGTAATCATCCAGGAACGGTTGGATTAGATGGAGCAAGTAATAAGATAAAAGAATTAAGAGAAATATTAAAAGAAATAGGAGATAAAAAGGTTATAATATTCACACAATTTGCTAAATTTGCTAATTTGATAGAAGAAGGATTATCAAATGAAAATAAAATTTTTGTTACCACTGGAAATTTGAGTTCAAAAGAAAAAGATGAAATAATTAAAAAATGGAGAAAGGATGGACAAATATTATTGACAACGGATTGTATGGGATATGGAATAAATCTACAAGATGCTCATATATTAATTAATATGGATTTACCATGGAATCCAATTAAATTACAACAAAGAATAGGTAGGATATGGAGAAGAGGTCAAAAAGAACGTTGTTTAATTATCAATATTCTATCAGAAGATAGTGTGGAGGAGAAAGTTATGGAGTATTTAAACAATAAAATAGCATTGATTAATAGAGTAATGGATGAAGATGTTAAAAGAATAGAAGTAGATGATATAGGTGCTACCAAAGAAATTATGAAAATGTGGAAGGATAAAAAATGAAATATAAACATATTATATTTTTTAAAAATATAATTGTCACACCACCAGATTATAATCAAATACAGGGTGATATGTGGGTTTGGTGTAGTAAAGAAAGAAGAACCCAACAGATTATTCATGAGCAAGGTGGTGAAACACAAGATAGTTTATGGGAATCTTTTACTTGTCCAATATGCCAAAAATATAATGATAGATTAGACACCTATTCAGGTGGAGATATAACTAAAATGGCACAAAGAAAAGAGAAAGAATTTCAAAAATTACATGCGTTATTGGTAAAGGTAAGTGATAAAATTAAAAAATTGAGAGGAGATTTTTATGACGAATTGTTTGAGATGCGGAAGAATACTTAAAAATCCAGAAAGTGTAGAAAGAAAATATGGATATGTTTGTTTTGTAAAACTTTTTGGTAAACCAGAAAGAAAAATTAAAATCAAAACAAAAGATGATCCAAACCAAAGCAAATTATTTGAAGAGGTGATAAATTATGAACAAAGAATACGAAATGAAAGGAAAGAAAATGATAGAAAAGATATTCAACTTGAACTTGAAAATTTTAGATAGAACAAGAATAATTGAAGAGTATCAAGGAAAGATAGAAGAAATATCTTTTGGTTTCATGTCAATAATCACATCAGAAGTTGATATGAGAGGAAAACCAAAATTTGGTAATGCAGAATCTAGAAAAGCAGAATTATTGTATAGATTAAAACAAAGTGAAAATTATCAAGAAACAAAAGTAAAATTAGATAATATGAAATATGAAAAAGCATTATTAGAATTTGAATTGGAAAAACAAAAAAATTTATTAAGATTATTTCAAACACTGATTGCTAATGAAAAATAAATCATATTCACTGTCGGCACCGTTACTCACCTCAAATGAGTATGATTCTAAATCTTTCATAGGTGCCGACAGTAATTACAAAGAATTTATATTGGAAAAGAAAAATATAAATATTAATAATAATATGAATCTAGACAATTTACCAAAAGCAGTTAGAAAAAAGAAATTTTTTTGTTGGTGTTGTGAAAAAGTTTTGAGTAAAAAATTTAGAATAAAAAAAGATAATGTTATAATATGTAGACGTTGTTTAATATCTGGAGATTATAATCTTAAATTATTAATGAAAAATAAAAAAACAATAAAAATATTTGGAGGTGAAAATTATGTCAAAAATAGTAAAGATGTTAATGTATATTCGAGATTACGTAAAAGAAAGAATACCAACAAAATTAAACGGAAAAACGGTTTTTATAGAAAGACCAATAGAAGATCCAAATCCAGAATTAATAATAAGCACCCTAATGACAAAACTCGGTTCAACAAGATACGGTGAAAAACAACTCACACCTGAATCATGGAAAAAAATATGGCTTCAGAGTGTAAATGATGCAGAAGGTAAGCATTATAATACCAATATGTCATTAAGTGAATTCATACTTGTTTTAGAAAAAGAAGGAGTGATACAATTCGAGGAGGTGGTAAAGGAGGAAAAATCCATTGAATTAACTCCCTTTGATGCGGTTGACGGGGTGATAACCAAAACCAAATCATTGGTTCCTCCACCAAAATCTCCTCGAAAAATAAGACGGAATGGTCAAATCACTCTGTTTTAAAAGAATCTAAATCACACGTTCCCAATCTAAAATATGCTTTATTTGTAAATATATCTGTCACCATAACAACATCTCCCCAATATTTATCATAGTCTTGTATTGGATTATCTTGATAGGTTTGAAATATTGGAATAACCTTTTTAGATAAATTTTGAAGTTTTAAAATAAGTTCTACTACATGATAAATTGGTTGTTTATATTCTTGATGGTAACTCATTAGAAGTATTCTATCAAATAAAAGAGAAAATAGAGGAATGGACTGGCCATAAAACATTCGGTTTAATTCATTATCAAGGAGAGACGAATAATCTTCACATTTTAAGACACAGTGCCATTCTTTCTCTTTCTCTAAATCAATAAGAAATTTTATTTTATTGACTCTAAACATTATTTTAAAAATTGAAAAAACATTCCATAGTTTACAATTCTCTTCTCTAATGTAATCAAAACAGATGCCATCAGAAAACATTCTAACAGCGTCTATCTTACTTCTTAAAACTTCTATTGATTTATTCTTAAATTTCAAAACACAGAAAACTTTGAAACCAGCGTGTCTCATCTCTTGAGACCATGTAGAGTTCCACCCATCCTCCATAAAGTAAACAGTATCAAATTTATAAGTATATAATATTCTTATTAAATTTGTTAAATCCCATTTCTCTGTCTCATACTTACCAATGAATACTGCTTTCATTTAATTTCTTCCTCCCATCTTTTATTTTCCAATATGGTATATTGATAGTTTGACCAGGTTCTCCATGTTTTGGATTTGGCATCATTCTCCTTTGAACTTGACTCTTTCGTTTCAGACAACGAAGATAGTAGCCAGTTTTGCTTCGGGACACTCCACTTCCTTTAGATATTTCTTCTATATCATACCACCTATTTTTCTTTTTCAAAAATTCTAAAATCTTGGTTTGACTCATAATGAAAAATAAAGAAAATATTCTCAAAGAGAATTATTTCTTTTTCAAACCAGCAAGAATCTTTCCAATCCACCTTGCAATTTTTGTATCTATCAACAGTTCCCAAAAAGTTGAGATTTGTGCTATTAACTTAAGAACATTTATTCCAGTGTTCCAAAGTAATCTTACAACCTCTTTGAAATCAATCCAGATTTCAAAAATTAGTTCATCTAAACTTTCTAATAATTCTTCAATGTCTTTAGATACATATTCTATTTTTATATCTCTGCACTCTTCTAAATATTCTAATGCTTTCATTTTTATCACCTTCCATTATTTTTGTAAAATATATTCATCTCCTTCTTGAATAATTCCTACAATTATAAAACCATTATCTAAATAATCACTTACTATCCTCGCTCTGAATTTTTCAGGAGTTTCCTCATTAACAAAATCTCTTTCAACTTGTACTAATTTTGTCATTTATATCACCTCTTAACTTAGTTCACAATAATACATATGCACATTCAAACTTGTGTTATCCCCTGCCTGAATATAAGCCCTTACCTTAACATCGGGGTTCCCACTGCTACTTATATACACTGGAATCGCGAAAGGCAAATACTGAGTTCTGTTCACATCATTATCCTTCATTCCTGTATGAGCAACACCACGTTCAGTCGTGTTCTCCAATACTTCAACCCTTACCATTTGTTGTCCTGCTGTTGAAGTATATTCCAAAGCAAATCCGAGAACTAATATATCTGTAGATATAGCACTCAGGAAAGTGACTGGCGTTCCATCCATTGTAAGAGTTGTTCCAACAGTCGAATCATTAGGACTGCATTTTAATTCTGATGTTACTATTCTTCCATCTATAGTAATTATCTTATCAGCAACACTATCTGCTGTTGGAGTATTAACTGCTTTGTCGTGAATGTATTCTGTATCACTGAATATTTTTCTTAACTTGTTCATTATATCAATTGGCCACATCTTTAATAACCTCCTGTTATTTTTGTATAGTAAGATTCTTCTGCTGCAGCATCATAGACAAATTCATATTCATAAATTTTACTTTCTGATGTGAATTCTCTTGTTTCTCTTCTTATATCATAAAAGTCTTCACCGCTTATTTTTGTGCTATTTTCTTTACAAACCATTAAACTTGTCATATCTATTGTTTGTGATGTTCCTGCTGCAATTGTAAATATAAATGCTACATAATCAACTGCTGTTCCTAATGGTGTTCCTGTTGAACTTCCTGCACTTAAATCAAATATTAGACCAAACCATCTATCATTTGTTGTATAATCCACTCCTGAATAAAGTATTACACTCCTATAATCTGCTGAACTACTTCCTATTCTGCACTCAACACTTGTAACATTTGAAAAATCACTGAAATCCGCTAAAATTGTTACATATCCTTGGTCACAACTCGCACCAATCCAATTACTTAAATCACCATGATTTGTAGTTGAATCTGCTATTGTGCTTGTTCCACCACTAAAGGTATAGGTATTCCTTAAGACATCTGTTGTGCCGTCAAGCCATCCATTAGTATTTACTGATAAAGCACCATCTCCTGTCTCAGTCCAGTTTCCTACAACAGACATGGCATCAAGTATCTTAAAACTCGCATAATATTCTATTTGTTCTACAATTTTTGTAGCACCATCAAGATATTCTTTCTTTGTTACATCACCATATGAATTCATTTCTGTAACTATTTGATAACCATCTTCTGCATCAAAATGTATACGTGGTTCTCTAATATCTTCACTACTTCCTTGTTGCATTGGCATTTTTACCACCTCCCATTTTTATTTTACGTTTTGGATACTTTTATTTCTTACCTCATGTTACATTTCGTATTTTCATTAATGTTGAAATGAATAACTCTTTTGCTGTTGTTTTGAATATATAAGCGTAAGTCGCAGTATTAAACCCCATAAGATTACTATTTTTAAAAAATAACCTTTGAAGTTTATAACCATTCGCTTGATTAGTCGCATATTTAACTTTCCAAACAACAGTATGATAAGTCGTATTCACAACAGGATAACCTGCTTCAACACTCTTTTGATGCTCTGCCTCAGTAGCATAGTGCCAAGCATCCATACGTATACTGTCACCAGTGTAACTTCCAGTAGTATGAACATTTATTTGAAGGTCAGTAATATTTGATAAGTCTGCTCCACTACCTCCAATTTGGTCATAGTTTGTTGGGTCAGGTATCCTTAGCACGTTCCACTCACCGTCAATAATATTTGCTTTGTCAAAATAGTAACCATAATAGTTAGTCCAACCCCCTGTCCCAAAATATATTCTTACACCTCCACTACCAGATATAATATTTGTCTTGTCATCAACATAAAAGAACACGTAAAAATCACAGTTCCCACTGGTTAAATTGATACTGAAACCACTTTTACGCCAATAACTTGTTCCAGTGCTATAACTAATAGGCAGATTCAAACATCCTGTTCCTTCATTCTGACCACTCGTGTTTAACACCACAGCACCGCCATCACCGAAATTTGTCCATCCAGTGACTGCATCACAATCCTCAGCAATAGTGTAAGTGTAAGGAACTCTTCCAAGACAAATTGTGTCACTTTCCGTAGGAGCAGTATCATCATTTCCTACCTCCCATTCATCAGGAGTAGGTTCTGTTGTGCTCCCGAACGCAAGTTGTAACATCCAATTAAGTCCATCACTTGTGATTAAACTTGACATTAAAAATTCACCTCCATTGTTTCAACCTCACCAATTTTAAATTCATCAAAACCAGCATCTGTGTTAAATGTAATCAAACCCACACTTCCAGCACTTGAATATGTTGAATCTTCCTCATCAAATACTTTTCTCCAGTCATAAAAATCATCACTCCACCAAAGCATTACTTTATTATCTTTCATCATAACTCTCCAAAATGTCCACACATTAAGTGCTCTTGCTAAATCATACTCACTAATTTGGGTAAAACCTGTAGAAGTATTGAAAGTTCCGAACTCTACTTTATTCCCATCTTTATATCTAATACAATAACCATTTGTTCCATCAAATCTAAATATTACTCCAATAGTGTGTGCTGTTTGTTTTCTTAGTTTAATATTGATTTCTGGGTTTTGATAACTATTATGACCTGTAAAATTCCATAATGAATACGCATTAATACCAGTGTTGCTCTGTGAATAAATTCCATTTGTAACAGACCAAGTTCCAGTAACCTCGTTCCATTTAGTGGAAGTTAAATCTACACTAAAATCATCTGAATTAACACTAACTCCCCAAGTATCTGCAGTGTCCCAAGTATCTGCAGTGTCCCATATATCATCCCATATATCATAAGACGAAAGAACTTGTATTATTGCTAATTCTAATATTGGACTATTTTGAATGGTTCTTCTGATAAATGTTAAATTACCTCTACTTTCTTCTTCTAATCTCTTCAACCTCTGAGCATTTGTATATAATAAATCATCAGGGTCACCAACTGACTCACTCATTTGGATAGAAAATCCTGCACTTGGCCAATTAAAACTAACACGATTAATAATTAGAGTTCTACTTTCATTATTTATTTGGTCTATAATTGTAGATTGCATTCCATTTCTTGGCATATCTGTTAGTTCAACTGATGTAAAATTAACGCTATCAAAACTATCAGAGAAGGTATTTATTAAAGTGAGAGCAGTATTTTCTAAATCATCAATAGTTTGAATATCAGGATTTGTTAATTTTTCATATCTATATCCTCCATCAGCAGTAGGATGTGCACTTTTACTTGCATCGTCCCAGACTTCAGTGAACAAAACATCATTATAAGCATAAGTTACACGAATATTGTCAGTTCCAGAAGGTGGAATACTTCCTGACTCAAAAATAATACTTCTTATTTCTGGGTCATCATCAACAGTATAATCATAGGTTCCTGTAGTTCCTTCACGTCCAAATATTTGCTCAACAAATCCCGCACCACTATCAACTTCTACTCTCACATCTGTCTTTCTATCTGGAGCATAACTAAGTTGGAAAGTTGTTTGTGCTCCTGTTCCACTAAATAATTCTTGATGAGTTACCGTTTTTGAAGAACCATATAATTTCAAATAATTAAATAACATAGTTGTATCTTTTGTCCATATAGGAGAACCAGCAATATTTGTTGCTGTGCTAAATGTATCTGTCGCTGAGTAATATCCTTTCTCATGAGCATACACCTTATCATCTTCAGGATTATAATAAAGAACATATCTAAACGCTTTACATAATTCTAAGACTGCATCAAATGCGTAAGTATCAAAACAATATAATTTTTCTTGAATTGTAACTGTTCCAGTATCTTGAATACTACTTGTATCAGCGTTAAGACCTCCAAATCTTGTAATAATATCTATTATTATAGAACTTATTTTTCCTCCAAAAGAATCATTTTTATCATAAATTTCATTTACTAATCTTTCTGTTAATTGAAAGAGTTTGTCATAGCAAGTTACCCTTACTGTAGAACCTTCAAGTTCTATTGTTTCAACTGTTCCTCTAAAAAGATAAAAATCAGTTGAACTACTTTCTCCTGCTTGTACTATTACAGCATCACCATGTGTTATCCCATAACTAATTACTGTCCCATAAGAAAGAGTAAAATCAATAACAGCGTATTCTTTCTGTGTATTATAACCAATTCCAAGTATATTGGCTGTTGGAATTGATATTCCTCCAATGTTTACATCAAATTGCCAATTCATTCGTTCTTTGACCTCAATAATCTAAAATTATATAATACTACTCCCACTCCATCACGAGTTGATTTTGAAATTGAAAGATCCATTACTTTATATTTTACAGCAGCACCACTTGGGTCAAGTCCTGTTTGAATATCTAAATCATCACTGTTTGTATTCTTATAAGTAAGTGTTGTATTAGTACCAGGTAGTGCAGCATGGTATTTTGCTACTAACTTCATATTTCTAATAAAATTTTCTCTCTCTGAATTGTCACCAACAAACCAACCAGAAACAGTAACTGTTTCACTTTGTCCTAAAAGATTAAATATTCTTGTTTCTTCGGCTGTTCCAAGTGGTTTTGGAATAGGTTCTGCCCCTGTATCTATTTTTACCCTTTCATTTTGAATTGTTCCAATATTAAGTGATGTTCCTCCAGTCCAACCTGTTTGGGTTGTGCATCCACTTTGAACTTCTAAAGTTGCAGTCATTTTTTATCCCCCCTATGGTGGTGAAACTCCCATATGTTTTATATATCTTTCTCTGTATGCTGCTGGGTCTAAAGGATGTGGTAATCTTGTTATAGTAGGTTCTAGCACTCTACCCACACCTGGTCTCTCTGAAGGAAGTTTAACATCATAATAATATGTTTTTGATTCATTTGTTCTGGTATTTCTTATTGTTCCAGAAGCATATTGTCTTGTTTCTACCCTTCTTCCTCTTTCCATTCTTCTTATTGAATCAGCAGCATCATTTAAAGCATCAACAACATTATTTCCAGCGTTTGTTATTTCATCAGGAATTAAACCCATACGTGCAGCAGTTTCCATCATTATATCAAGTGCTGCTCTTCCTGTATTAGCACTTTCTTCTAATATATTAGCAACTTCTTCCGTTTTCATTTGTCTAAGTATTCCTATATGTAACGCTGCTTCGTCTTCCCAATCACCCATAGCAACAATCATTCTAAACGCTCCAGAAGCAAAATTTCTTCCTGCTTCTGATATTTTTTCTTCAACAGGTCCCCATAGGCCTGAGATTATTCTTTGTTTTTCTTCCCAAGTCATAAATGGATTAACCAATGTTCCAATTGTTGCAAAAAGAGCAGGAACAGCAGCGCCTATTGCTTCTAAAATATTATATATACCCATTAATATTTCTCCTGTTCCTTGAAGAAATAACATTATCCTATCCATTCCTCCACCATACATCCATTCACTCATTTTTACAGCAACAGGTATTAAAGCAATCGCTAATGGTCTAATTAAATTTGATAATAAATCTCCAATAGGCATTAATATTAATTTCATAATGGTATTTATAATTTTCATAGTTCCTTTAAGACTTGAACTACTTTCAAGTGTTGCATCCCAAATACCTTTTAATATTGTTGCTATTCCAAACCCACCTGCAACACCAGCAGCAATTCCAAGAATACCAGGACTACCAACAGCACCCACTGCTCCAGGAACGGACGTCCTTCCTCCACCAAGACCCCCTGCCCCTCTAAAATTTACATTAATATCAACCTCACTAACCATCTTCAAACCTCACAAAATTTTGTCGTAAATCTGCCTGAACTCCTCTCTCAAAAGATTTTTTCTTTCTTTCATCTTCCATTTTTTCTAATTGTTCTTTTTCCATTAATAGTAAAAAACAACTTTCATCTATATTCATCTCATCCCACTCTTTTTTTGACATTTTTACCAATCCTGCTTTGCAAGCATTTCGTAATATTACAAGATAATTTAGTTTTGAGTCATAAACAGGAAGTCCGTTTACGACTCTTTTACTTTTTTTGCAACATCACCTACCAAATCACTTTGAAACTTATCAAATGAATCTCCAAGTTTTGAAGCCTCAATAACGTCTAATTCATCAATTTTAAATTTTGTTTTCTCCACAGTATCTCCTTTCAAGAAGCCTTCTCCATGAAATATACTGTAAGCAATTTGCCACTCTTTAATGAGGCCTGCTAAAACAATTTGTTTCATTTCTTTATCTTTGATTCCTTGTACTCTTATATCCTTAACTGCTCTAAGAATACAATCATTATTCTCTCTATTTTTCCATCTTCCAAATTTTATATCGCCTTCCTTAAGGCTTATCATATCATTCATTTTTCTTCCTCCAACCTCCTTGGGTTTTAAGTGCTTGCAGATATACTTATTCCTTTTGCAATTCCTCTTACTCTCATCAAACACATATTATTTCCTGCATTTACAGGTGGTGTCCAACTATCTACTGAAGCGTTTGTTAGTGATATTGTAGCAGTTCTTCCACCAGTAGCATCAAGTTCAAAATCTAATGTATATGTTGTTGCTGTTCCTGTTCCATCATTTATTGGTCCACTACCAACACCTTGTCCATATGCGTCTGCTAATATTGTTGTTGCTAATCCACTATCTAAAATTACAGCAAATTCATAAGTTATATCTAATTGTCCTACTTTTAAATCATCTAATAATCTATTTCCAATTCCTCTAACTTCTATTAGATTATGAGTAACTGATAAACTTCCATTTTGTATTATTCCAATGGCAACATTATTTCTTTCTAAATCACTCTGTATGAATGTGAATGGTTCTGTTGTAGGAACAGTATATGTTTGAATTGTTGAATCTTCTTTAACAGTTCTTCCAATCCAAGATGTAGTGCATCTAATTGGTTCATTCAAGTTAAACGATAATGTAAAACTATTACACTTGCAGCCAGTTATTGTGAAATTCATATTAGTTGAACCTCTTCTAGCAGTTTCTATCGTAATACTTGGTAATGATGTTGTGGTTGTATAAGTATATGGTGGTGATGCTCCACTTCTACTTCCTAACAAAAACTCAAACACAGAAAAATCAATTAAATCAAAATTAACTGAACCTGTTACTCTAAAAATACTCAACAATAAATTTTGAATATTTCTATCTCCCACATCATAATTTCTTATGATACTATTTGTTCTATCAAAACTAAACGCTGTTACCCTTCCAAAATAACTATCTGCTGTCACTTCTGTTCCATAAGTCGTTTCTTTTTTATACATTATTTGTGTTAAATGTGCTGGATAATTTACCATTTTTTTCACCTCACGTTTGTGGTTGTATCGGGATTATGAAATCCATATCCCCTACGTATATTTCACCTTTTCTTAGCATATCTCGTCCTGGACCTGCTTGTCCTACAGGACTGATTCCTGAAAAGTAATGAAAATTTAATCTATTATTCCAAAGTTCCTCCTTAATTGTAAACATCATATCTCTTGCATCATTAATTTTTTCATAAAAAACACCAACTTGAAATGTGATTGTACTATCCATACCTTGTAAACTTAAACCTTGATATCTATCTGATGTAGCAATATTTCTAATTCCTATTCTTGGATAACTGCTAACTTTTAAATCAACTCTAGGCCAGTCTTTATATATCCATGTTGAACCGTAATGATATTTTATATCAACACTTTCTCCACCAGATAATGCATTTGTTAAGGTTATTGTTGTTGAATTTTTTGTAAAACTAACAGTCCAATCAGAACCATAACTTTTTGTATTACCATCAACCTTAACAGAAATAATATTAAAACTTGGATTATTACTTAATGAAAATTGTGTTTGTCCAGATGTAGCAGTAAAGTTTTCTGTTGTTGTTGTTCCTCTACTTTTTGGGTCAGTTAAATTATTTCTTAAAAAATACAATATTTCATTAATCATTATGTCTGGATTTATTAAACTCATAACTCAACACCTTCAAACTCATTTCTTAGTTCTTCAACAATAATTTCAATAATTCTCATAATGTTTTTATAAACTGCTGCTCTTAAATAAGGAATTGTACTACTTGCATCAAAATGTTTTCTTTGCATTCTATCTACTTTCGCTTTCCATAATATTCTTGGATTTTTTGGGTCTTCAAACCTATGTTCAACATAAAAAGCATATTCAATTAAATTGCCACTACCTATAATTATTTTATTTCCTTCAATTCTACTATTGGTTCTTATTGCTTCTTTTAATCTTCCTGTATCTACTGGAACTCTTGAAAGAACATCATTATATAATAATTCAAATATTCTTTTCTGCATTCTTAGTACCGCACTTTCTAAATGTATTTGTAATTTATTCATACTTTCACCAAATATAATTTTGTTCCAAATCTGGTTCCACTTCCAGGATGCCAAAGCATATCTCCAACGTTTTTTATTCTGTAGGTATTTCCTCCATATTCTATTTTTCCATCTCTAACATAAGTATCTCCTTTTTTTGCTAACATTACAGCATCTGTATCTTCAAAAAAACCTTCTGGTAAGTTTTCATATCTTTCTGTTGAGATATATATTATTCCAACTCTACTCTCTGATGTTCCTTCCTCTCTTTCTGTTCCATCTGCTCCATATTGTATGGTTGTGACAGGAGTATAAGTGACAGTAACACCTACATCATTATCAATTAGACTTTCAAAATCATCTATCATTCCATTAACAATTTGTAGGTTCGTGTCATCAACCATATTTAACTATACCTCCCACTCCTATCACTAACGCTTGGATGGTATTTTGCTTGATAATCCCAAACATTAGCAGTGCTTTGAAATATCTCTTTTATGTCTTGTTGTGTTGAAGTATCTAAATCTTCTAAAAATTTAGTTGTTACAACATCACTTGTTGTTTTTGCTACAAATAACCAGTAATCGTTATCCATATCATTTGCTAATTCCATTAATTCTCTTGGTGATTTGTTTATATTTACTCCACCACTATTAAAACTAACATATCCATTTTTAACTGCCCTTATTGCTAACCATTTCAATAGTCTAGAACCACATTTTAGTAAAACCAACATATCAATCTCATCTGAATCTGTTGTGTCTGCATCTAATTCAATCCACTCTAAACTCCAATTAATATGTTTAGTTATTGTAGCATCTGCTGGAGGGTCTGTTGTTTTAAGACCTAACCAATCACGAATATCATCTGTAGTAATTGTTGTAGTTATACCAGCCATTTTTACTCCTCCTTTTTCTTCTTTTTACCTCCTTTCTTCTCTTCTTTCTTAATATTTGTATCAAAAACCTTTTCTTCTTCTTTTCCTTTAATAATACAAATACATTTTTCTGGATGTTTTTCAGAAACAGTTACAAGTGCATCTTTATATTGAAATTGAGCACTCCCTTCAGTAACTCTTAATATTCCATCAAATAACATTCTTTTAATAGAACCAGCCTTTAAGTTTCTATCTTTTAAAATGGTATCTTTTCCAACCTCGAATACAATATCTGTATCATGGTCTTCTATTAACCTTTTATTTGAAATTGGTGTTACCTTTAACATTTAATCACCTCATTTCTTTTTTGTTTTTCTACTTTTCTTTGTTTTTTTATTTATTTTTTTAGTTATTTTCTTACTGTTCTTTTTGATAGTTGTTTTCTTTTCTTTTAAATTTAGTGGTATAGCACCAACCTCCTTAAGTTTCTTCAAACTATCATCTGTTATTTTCCCATTTATTATTTTAAAACCCTTTATAGTTGGCATATTTTATCACCTTCACTTTTCAAACTTTTCGTATAACTCAATTAATCCGACATTAAATTCTTTTCTAGAATCTAATTCTTTAAACATTCTTTTAATAATATCAATTTCACTCTCATTGAAAGTAATATCTTTATCTTTTGCTTTCTCCATAACCCAAGAAATCTTTCCATTTTCATCTTTCAATCCATAATCTTTTATTTCTTTTTGATTAAATTCAATTTTTTCAAAAATTCCTCGTAGAATTTTACTTTCTATTATGCTACCTTTCTTTGGTAGATTATTTAGTAAATGTATTCTTTCTAAAACAGACAATTTTATTGTTTTATTCATTTTTCACATCACCCTTATGATTTTTTACCGCTTGGTTTTATTTCGCCATAAAAATAAAAAAAATAAATAAAAGGATTATGGCATCCTTAAACAACAGCATTATACAATGCTATATATCTTGTTCCACTTGGAGTTTTAACTCTTATCCATTCTTCAACATTTGCAGGTGCTGAACCTTGGTGGTCATACCACATGTGTGAAGCATCACTTGTAAATCCTTCAAGTATAAACAAGAATGCTTTATCATCTACTGTTCCTTTACCTGTGGAATCTCCAGCATTAACAATTCTAATATATCCTGCATCTGTTACTCCTGTTATATCACTACTACTTCCTGCACTATACATCTCTGCATTAATAACAGCATAAGTTCCACCACTGAAACTTGTATCTGCTATTAACCATTGAGCATCCACAGCCACTCCTAAACCAGTTATACTTCCATTAGTGTCTCCATCTAAACTAATGTGTGCGCCTCTTGCTGTTGGTAATGCAGCAGTCATTTTAGTAAATGCCCTTATACATTCACCACTTGCACCTGCACCATTCATATCATATCTAAGGTACATTAGTCTATTATCTCCAGATGTAGCAGTTGTCTGACATCTAAATTCTATAAACTTAGCATCTGCTGTTGATGTTGTTGCGGGGTCACCACTTGTTCCTGCTCCCATAAATAATCCACTAGCACTTTCTGCTCCACCTTGGTTTGCAAAACAAATTCCTTGTGCACATCCACTTAAATACAAACCTTTGTCCCATTTAGTTGAACCACCTGAGATGTTACAACCAAATGCTGCCATTATACCTGTTGTGGTATATGTTCGTGAACTATTTAATGTTGCTTCAAATCCAGCCAAGAAACTGTTAGTAGATATTGTTGTGGTTCCACTTGCTCCACCTTCCATTGCTGCCCTAATACAAGCAATATGTCCTGTTACTGTTCTGTTTGCTGTTCCAGCAAATTCAAAATAACCAGTTATTGGTGCTACAACATTATTTGCACTATCCAAGTCCTTATCATTTGCAACCTTTATCTGTCCTCGAATTGCATTTATTGTCACTCCACTATTTTGGTCTGCTGATAAATAAACTCTACTTAAAACGGCTCTTATATCTCCCGTTAGTGCTGATTCACTATCATCAAACAAAAATGAAACTGGCCTATTATTTGATGAACTTAGAACTATACCTTTATCTGGATTACTTGAATATGTTCCAGTTTCTATAAACTTACTACTTTTACCATCAGATGTAGATATTAAACCGTTGACAGTTAAGTCATCTGTTGCTGCATCACCAAAAGTAAAGTTTCCTTCTACTGTAAAATTACCAGATACTGTTAAATTACTACCCATCGTCACTGCCCCATTGAAATTTGCAATGGTTCTAACATTTAGGGTTTTAAAATCCCCATCATATGTGTACTTCGTCATTTTTTATTCCTCCTTTTTTGTTTTTAATAAAAAATAAAAAATTGATAGCTTACGATGCTATCGTATTTATTTTCACAATACCTTTTGGTCTTCCACACGCGAATGCATACCTCATTCTTACAACCAAATCTAAGTGATTTGTCCTTGCGTGGTATTCTAAAGTTGTGGTTAGTGGTTCTCTCTCATAATACTTTATTGCAGACATATCTACATTAACCATTAACGCATAGGTTGTTGCTGCCTGACTCGTTACCAAAAAGGTTACACCAAACGGAGTTGGATATATTCCTCTTTGTATTAAGTCTGCGTTTCCATAATTAATGTATTTTAGGAAATTTGGATCTGTCATCACATACTGGAATGGTGTTGGATGTATTATCAAATATTTCTTACCATCCGCTGCATTATCTGCTCCTAAAACTGCTATTGCATTTGCTATATCTGCAATTATATCTGCTGAACTTGATGCCCAAGTTGCTGTTGCAGTTATGACGTGCCCACTCACTGCACTAAAGGTCGTTCCGTTATAGGTTCCACCTGCTACCCAAGTATTTAGTGCTGTCAACATATCTGAATTTAAGTATCTTGCAATACCAAATCCTATTTCTTCAACGTGTTCATTGACCAAATCAAATCTGGAATCTTTAATCCAGTTCATTGGTATTCTTGGAGCCACACCAATATCTTTCATGCTTATATAGTTCCTGTGGAATCTCATTACAGCACCAGGATATTCGCCACTCTCACCAACTTCATCTGGACTAATCCAGGATTCTTGAGTGTCGTCAAAAGCCATTACTCCTTGAGTTGCTGGATATGTTTTACCTAATAGGTTGTAAATTATCTTTGGTTGTAGTGCTTTTATAAGTGTATCGTCAACCTGTTCTTTAAATGTTGCCCAAGTTTGTGCACTTGACATTGAATACGTAGCCATCACTTATCACCTCACCATCTTCTCCTTAATAGGATTTTTACGTCTTCACCATCTGATGCCGCTGTCAAAGCAGTTCCAATCACGTTGGTTGTTCCTTGTGCAACTGCACCTGAATTAGCACATTCAACTGAATCTCCAATTGAAATACTACCACTTGCTGTTACCCAAACAATTCCCCAGGTTATAACGCTTAATTTTGCACCTACAGCAACCTCATCATAATCTGAATCACCAAGCATTGCACTGGTTGCTCTTGTTGCTACAGCAACTCCTATTGCATTTGCTTTACCTGCTGCAGTTCCTATTTTAACCTTACCTGCATTTGAGGTATCAAGCATAACTACTTGTCCAAGTGTTATACTACTACTTGACTCTCCATTTTCAAATGTCAAATATTGGCCATCTTGAACAAATATTGGTTTATATACTGTTCCCATCGTTTTTCACCTACATATACCTCTGAGGATTAAATATCACATCCCAACGACCAAATTCTCCAAACTTTTCAGTTCTTTCTTCTGGTGTCATGTCTGCAATTTCAACCCTCTCTTCATTTGCTGCTGGAGCACCATATCCATTTAAGTCTTGTCCATCAAACTCAACCTTTGGACTTGGTGTAGATTTAAGCACTCTTTCAACTGTTTCAAGTTGTTCAATGCTCATATCAGCAGTTTCAATTGCCTTCCTATGCAATCTTTTAGATTCTGAGTTTATACTCTCAATCAATCTATTTTTATACTTTCCAGAATAGTCTGCTGTTTCGGTCTTTTCGGGTTGTTTAATAACACTCCTATTCTGTTCAGTAGTATCATCGCTCGTGTTTTCTACCTTCGGAGCAGAATCTTTCTTACTCTCCACATTTTCTGCTGGTTTTGGCGCTGGTGCTGGAATACCCTCTACCGGAATTTCAGCAGATTCAACAGTCCACGTATAACCGCATTTAGGGCATTTTATGGTTTTTTTACCGTTACCATTACCATTACCGGGTTTTTTTGCTGCAGAGTCTGGATTGTTGTTATCGGCGGTTTCAGGTTCTTCTTTTTTCTCTTCACCATCATCTTTCTTCTCGTCAGGTTTTAATTTTTCATCTTTTTCATTATTTTCCGGCATTTTTACATCACCTGCTTTCTTATTATCCTCCAATTTTTTATCATCTTCAATTTTATTACTTATATTATCTTTAGCATTCATCTCCTGCAAAAGGACATCTTTTATTATTGCTTCCCCATCTGCAGGGTCATTTGTTAATGCTACATGAAGAGCACGAGTTACAGCCTTAGGGGATATTGGAACAATTGAACAAATTTTACCATCATATTCTTGTCCCCTAATATGTTTGCATGTTCCAAAAGGCATTTTTCCACATATAGAACAAGCCACATATTTATAATCTAAAAATACTCCAGAACTTCCTGCATTTAATTCCCTCCTGCCGTTTGCTCCAATTCTGGAAAGTTTTTCAATAACCACAGGATTTGTGACCTCACCTTTCACCCATATGGTGTTTCCATCAAACCAGGCTCCAGTCACATCATCATAGGTCCACCCGACATCATAAAAAGGAGAGAATAAATGTTGTGGTATGTGGCTGGAGCCCTGTGTTCCGTTTATATCGTATTTAAATACGACACCACGGAACATAGGAGCGAGTTCGCGTAGAATTTCTCGTCTCCATATTATATTTTTTTTATTTTTGCCTGCTGTTATTAATGGAATAGAAATAATTGCTTTTTTATATTTTTGGTCTTCAGAAAGTTCAACATCTATAAAATCACTAGAAAAGAATTCTCCACCTTTATAACCACAGGCAATATAATTTTTACATTCCATTAATTATAAAAAGTCAACAATGAATTTAAAAAATCTTTTGTTTTTTTATAAAAAAATAGTGTTTTTATACCACTTTTCTCTTTATTAATATAACTTCTGCTGGATAAACGTCTTTATCTTCAATATTTCTTGATGTGAATTTAACAGTCAACTTACCTTTTTCAGGTCCAATAGCATCCTCATTCGTTCTTATAACGGTTCCTTCACCATATTGTGAATGTCTAACTCTATCACCGACTTTTATTTTTGTTTTTTCTTTTAATTTTTTTAATTTTTCTTCTTCTTCTGCTTCTGATATGGTTTTACCTTCTACAAATTTACTTTTAGAATAATCAGGAACTCCAACATCTATTGGTGCTTCTCCTCTACCAACTGGGTGCTTACTTGGTTTTTTTACCTTAAACTTTTTTTCATAATCTACCAATCCACGCTGAGCATATTCATAAACTTTTAACGTTCTTTCATCCGTTTTAGAAAATTTTCTAGGTGGATTATCAATATCTAAATCTCTCATTGCATCAATAAATTTTTTATTTATTATCATTTTAGTCCTTTATCTTTTGGTGGGTTACATCCACCACGACCACGATTAGCCCTGACGCCTTTACCACTCCCATCTCTCTTAGGAACACCTTTTATTTCACTTTTTTCAAACCTTTCTTTCGCTTCTCTATATTCTTTTAATTTAACTTTTTTCAATTCTGGATTTTTTTCCATCATTGCTCTTGTGTACATATCTAATAATTTGTTATCCATTTTCATATATTTTGCTCTTTTTTCAAGATATGAATTATCTTGTAAAAGAATTCGTCTCGGTAATTCTATTTCACCTAATCTTTTTTCCCACTTCATTTTAAAGTCTCGCCTCTTTTCTTAATTTATCTCTTTTTGGATAAGTTTTTATTTTACCAACAACACCTTCAGGTCTTTTTAACTTATGTGACATATATTTTACTTCAGCATGAATTTTTGCTGGTTCTTTCATCTGCATAAACTTACTTGGTTCTTTTGGTTTCTTTGCTTTCTTTTCTTGGAATTTTCTTATTTGAGCAATTTTTTTACTTTGTTCAACAGTCATTCCAATACTTCTTCTTGCTGCTCCTTCTAATTGTGCTCCACTTAAAGATGCAATTTCTCCAATAGGTCCACTCAAATGAATTTGTGCACTTGGAAATATATCACTTAATTCTTTTTTTGCTTGTTTAACGCCAGGAATATTTTTTCGAGGAGCGGATTTTTTTAATGTTTTATCTTTCCCTGTTGCTTTAGCAAACTTTTTTTCTCCATATTTTCTTCTTCCAATCCACGCTGCTAATGCTTCTGGACTTCTTGCTCCCTTTGCTGCTAATGATTTTTTTAATTTATTAAAACCCATATATTTTGCTGTTTCAATTTCAGCCATTTCTTTCTCACCTCCTTTTTTTAATCCTGCTTTTTTGACAGCACCCCACGCAATCTTTGATGCTCTTTCTTTACTCATTCCTTTCTTTCTTGCGCCTGCATAAACTTTGGCTAATAATCTTTTTCCTTTTTCAGGAATTTTTCCTGGTTCCGGACTTTTAAATCCACCAATGGTTCTTACTGACATTTCTTGTTTTTGTCTTTTTTCTCGTTCTATTTGTTTTATATCATATCCAGAAGGTATATTATATTTTCCACTTTTTGGGTCTTTTTTATATAATATATTTCTTTTTCTAATTTCACTTTCATCATAATATCCTGCTGTTTCACCTTTTATTTCTTTTACCCAAGTCTTCATTTTCTCTCTTACCTGTTTACGTTCTTTTTCATATTGTTCTGGTGTTTTTTCTTTTTTCTTTTTTCCAAAAAATCCTGTGCCTTTTATAATTCTTTTTAATGATGGAACAGAATCTCCTACTTCACTTGTTATTTGAATACCACGTGGTAGATTATTTGCTTTTTCAGTTGGCCATTTTCCTGTGGCTTTTTTATGGATTGAGGCGCAGTATGCACCAACATTTCTAACCTTTCCTTTATTTTTACGAACACACTCTTCAAAATCTTTATAACCAGCAAATGGCATATTAACCACCTAGTCCTAATATTTTTGTAATATAATTGACCACAAGTGGGCCAATTATTGAAATGATACTCCCAATAATAGCAAAATAAATCTTAAGTTCTGAAACTGACTTTTGTAAATGAGGAATATCATTTGTTAATATTTTTTTTACATCTGCTCTCATTTCTTCAACATCTTCTTTCAGAGCAGAATGTCTTGCATTACAAGTTGTTTCAGATACATATTTCGTCATCTTATAACTTCTCCACTTCTGCTTTTATGGCTTTCCATTTATCTAATTCTGCTTTAAGAGCAGCAATTTTTCTATTGCATGTATCTAAAGTTATTCTCTCAACTATTATCTCTTCTGTCTTTTTAATAATATATTCTGTTGAGTTACCAACAACCTCTGATTCTAATTTACAATCACCAATACCTGTTATATTGACATCTACCATATTATTTTACCTCCTTATGTGCCTCTATATATTACTTCATAACCAATATCTCTATCAGCGCCTTCGTCTGCCCCTTCCGTCCAACTAACTTTTAAGTCTCCAGTAATTCCAGTGGGGAAACCGTCAAGTTGTAAAAGTTTTGGGTCAGTTGCTTGAGTCCAACTAATTGTTTTAAATGCAGTATAAACAGAAAGTCCAGCCTGTTTTCCATAAATGGTTACTGTGCCATCTTGTGTTAGATTAGTAAGGTCTAACCATATTGCAAGAATTTCTCTATTAATTACTCCAGTTAATTCAAATAAATTTTGTTCTCCACCAGCATCTAAATATGTATATGTTCCTTCTGTTGGTGTTTCTTCAAAACAATTTGAAAAGTGTGTATTTGTTCCAGCATCACTAAATCCTGAAGCACTACAATCACTTGCCGTACAATTTATTAAATTATTATGTGTTGCACCACTTATTACTGAAAAACCAGTTACAAAATGAGATGCACTACAATTTATAAATGTACAATAGTGACCATCTATATCAAATCCAGTAAAACTTCCTTGACCGACCGCATGACAATTTATAAATCTCCAATATTGACAAGAATCATTTAAATCACAGAATCTTTGATTACTTGTACAATTTTCTACAAGTCCATATCTTCCACCATCTGCACGTATTAATTCTCCACCAACCTGTGGATTTCCTTGTCTATGACAATCTCTTATTACAAAATTATCTGCATTACCTTCTAATTCAATACCTCTTCTAGATGCTGGATGTATAATGAATCCTTCAATATGTGTATTATCTCCAGTTACATAAAATGTTGCATTAGTTCCTCCACCACCTAAAAGATAAGTACATCCTGAACCACTTGAAGAAATAATGGACAAATTATTTACATCAACATTTATATCACTATTTACTGTATATTGTCCTGGAGCAACAAGTATTGTTTCACCACCACTACATGAATCAACAGCACTTTTTATATCAGTATAAGCATTTGTCCAACTGGTTCCATCATTTGCACCGCTAGCATTTACATCTACATATACTATTACCGGTGCTGGACTAAAACCACTAATATTAGAAATATCAGTTGCCAAATCAACTGTTGGTGTTCCAATTTTTGTATCAATATTAGCAATATCTGTGCTCATATCAGCACCCGCTGGAGTGCCCAACCTATTTAATACAGGTTTATTACTTGTTGATATATTTGTCATTTAATCACCTCATGGAGTATAATTTCCTAATAGTTTTACAGTAGTTCCACCAGCATTATCACTCAATAATGATATACCGGTTGCTTGAACGATTTTTAAATTAAATACAACTGTTTGTCCCGCTGTTATTTCAAAATCATCTGTCGTAGCATCATTTCCATCCAAACTGACATAAATTGTATCAGTACCACTTGGATTCTGAATAACCAATTCTTCAATATCTTGTGTAAAATTAACGGTTTGTGCTGTATTTGTAACAGTCACCTTTTTAGGTTCACTATTGGTGTGATAGTCAGTTATGTTTATATCACCAATATCAACACTTTCAATTGAAACTTCTGCTGTTGAACCACCAATACCCATCCTCATTATGGAGCCACCTCCACTAATTCTAATGTTGAATTATCTGCACACCTTACCCAAAAACTTAAATTATCTGTATCTGCATACATATTTGAAGTTATTGAGAAAGAACAACCATTTTTCAATGTGAAATATGTTGTTTGACTTGAATCAAAACTGATTTGTAAATCTTTATTTTCACGTAATTGAATTAATAATTCTTTATTTTTTATATCAGAAACTGTAGTCTTCTTCCACACCCCACCTGTTAGAGAAACATTCTGGATAGAAGGACGTCTGAGCGTTCTTTGCTCAACCACATTACTTGTGCCCATGTTTTCACCTCTATTTTATTTTATTAAGTTAAAAATGTTTCTTTAAATATAAAAACATTTTTAAATTTCTATGTTTTTATTGAGTTTTGATTCCTGTTTTATTATCTTCGCATAAACTTTTTCTTTTCCTTTCTTATCTTTTCCTTTAATTTTATCACCATCCAAAAAGAATGTATTATCTGCAAATTCATTCAATGGAGTGATAACCTGTGCCACATCGATGTCTCTAAAAACATCTATTGATTCTAACATTTCTCTTTCATCTCCACTTGGATAATATCTTAAAGTGTTTGGTCTACTTTTGAAATGTTTTTTTTCAAAATAATTCAGTGCTTCTTTTCTGGTTTCTACAGATATTTTTACTATACCTTCTGTTCTCATATATCCAGAAACAATTTTATCATAAGGTATTTGTGTCTGAAATATGAAGTTTCCATTATCTAACAATAAATTATATCTATCACTTAATCTAGCAAAGACTAAAAATCTTTCCTCAACATTCATCAATTCCTTCATTTTATTAAATTCTATATTAATTATTTCGCTCATTTTTTCACTTCTTTCTTCTCCATTTTTTTCTTTTCTAACTCTTTTAATTTATCATTCAGAAACGCTATTGCACCATCTGTTCTCATAACATTTGTTTGTATTAAATCCACTTGCTGCTGAACTCCTTGTAATTGTTGTGTAAGGAAATTTCTTTGTTGTCTTAATTTCTGAATATCTTTTATTATTTCATCTTTATTCATTATACTTCCCTCCTAAGTTTTATAAACATTATTTTTGGCTTCAATTTCTTAGTCATCATAATAATATCTTACACTAAAACCCCTAATACCAAAATCGTTTGATGTTGTAAATACACAATTTACTAAAAACCACACGCTTAACTTTCCAGATATATCTCTGGCAGTGAAACTTATTTCATAATCACTTGGGGAAGTTTGATTGCCATTATCTATCAAAGTTAAAGAACCATCCTCTGCTATATAAATAAGATTAACATAATCAGAACTATCTGCATCAGTTAAAGTAAATCTGATACCATCAATATAGCATTTTTTACTTCCTTTTAAAGGTTCCAAATCAACTAAAAAAACTAAATAAGTATCAGTCGAATCATCATTTCGGATTTCATGACCAGATGAAACAGTAACATTCTTATGAGGACACCCAATAAAATGACAAGGTTTCCATTGCCTATTACTCAAACCAATAGCATTATAAGCAAGCATTAACTCAATTTGGTCATAAACAGCGTTCTTGCTTGGGGCAATCGTAGTAACGCCATCCCAACCACTGCCATAAGCAGTGTCACTAATAAGGTTAATACTGTTCAAACCAGTAAGATTACCACTTGACAAACTGGCGGTTCCGTCAGTAAGTGTTCCACCAGTAATAGTACCAGTAGTAGTAATATTCTTACTTCCCCAATCACCACCATACTCAGTGCTAGTAAGATGATAATATTCATCAGTAGTTCCGCCCTGCAAACCAGACAAATCATTATGCACATAAACATCGCTCGGGACAAAACGAGTAACATACGCACTTTCGACACTTTCGAGATTTGAACTGTTTTTCTGAACAATTATTTTCCCAGCAAGAATACTGAATTTTTCAAGAATATCAGGAATACTTGTAGGAACAGAAGCAAGCAATGCCTGACTCAAACGATAACCGCCAGAAGGAACGTTCTGGTCGTAAACTAAATATAAATCTCCGCTAAAACTAAGATACGCCCAGAACACGTTATACCTGTTAGAAGTCAGTGTTGCTAACGTTCCAGTTCCATCATCATAATGAGTGTTATCCACTTGTGTCTGACTTGTCTGCTCATTCCATCCGCCACCACCATCCCCATAATATGCTGTGAACGTGTCAGCACCACTCGTGTCAATACTGTTTGTATTCCAAGTGGTTATTCCAAGATGAAACCTTCCAGCAGTAACAATCAAATATCTGTTTCCAGTCTCACTTATCATTCCACCACTTAATCTTTCAGCACCACGATAAAACTCAACAAGGCAATGCTTAATCAAGTAATCAGGAATCTGATTGCCTGCTTCAAGAACGTGAACAGTGTTGCCAACCCGATAACAATAACCAATTACGAACTCGTCATGAAAATTAATATTATTAATGTCTTGTTTAGCCACAACCTGAGGACTGCCACCATTATACTGGACAACAATATAATTAACACTGTTGTCAGTCAAAGCCAGATTATTTTTATCATTCCAATCAAAAAATACACTCTCTCCTGTTTCACTATCAGTTTTCTTTATAACTCCTGTTCCAGCACTAACATCAACAGTGCCGTCACCATTATCACTGACGTCACCACCACTAATAAAACCTGCTTCTTGACGAATACTAAACCAATCCTTCAAAGAAGTATATGTTGGTGAACCAATATAATTCATAGGCAAATCTTCAGCACTAACCTTATTAGTTCCTAAACCCCAATCAATATGACTATCCTTAATAACGTCATTAGTGTCTTGTAAAAAACCAGTATGACCACTATTTGCATAATCAAGATTCCCTAAAATATTATGATTATGTATATGTAAACTATCCGCAACGCTTCCATCACTAAGAGTTTCAAGTTCAGTTCCATTAATATTAGTGCTACTTCCAAGAATATTTAAATTACCTGAAGAACTTGACAAAGCAAGGTCGTCACCACCAAAAGTAGTAATTGTTGGAATACTATTAGTATCAATCCTTATTGCTTTAGTAACACTATTAGCAAACAAGTCAAGATAGGAAACACCAACAGAATAAATCCTTGAAACATCATTATCATAATCACTATGTATTAAAATTTGAGAACCTCCAGCACCAGCACCACCACTACCCCAACCAAAAATATTAACATTGGCCAAGCCCCTGCCAGAAACATTATTTGGAACAAAATAAAAATTAGGATTAGTATCTGTTGGTTGTCCGAAAGAAAAAACAGTAGTAGTATTAGAATTAAGATTATTACTAATACCCAAACCAAAACCCACATCATAAGAGGCAATGCTTAGTGCTTGCGTTCCATTACCCACCTGCATTGCGTTAGCACTACTATTGGCTCCATCAATAATTTTACCATTATCAAATGCAACATCCAAGGTAACACCACTTACGCTTCCAAGAGTAACCCAAGTACTGCCATTGTAAACATAAATCAAATCTTCATCTTCAACATAACAACCCATTCCTTCATTCGCTGTTGTAAAGACCCAAGAACCACCATCCCACTCAGCGATGTTGTTATCTTCTCCACTCCAAACACCAGTAGCACCAATAGCAACAATATACCTGTCACCAAGACTTGGACTTCCAGGAGGAATAGTTAAATCCTTATCAAGAACTGACTCTTGCCAATCAATTAGTTCTTCATCAGTCCCAGGACTTGTTTGGAATAATTTTGTCATTCTGCCACCATAATTTCAATTGTAGTGGTTGGACTTGTTGTTTTTACCCAAAAACTTAAATCTTCAGTAGAGTTACTTTGGTCTATCATGCTTGTATCCATAGAAAGGGTAGCATTCTTCTTAATAGTCCAATAAACACTCTGGTCATCTTTTGTGCTAACTAATACCTCTTTTTTATCTCTGCACTGTATCATAATTGAACGCGTTTTATCATTAGGAAGTGTAAATTTAACCCAAGAAGTATCTGGTAAACTTACATTATAAATATCAGGTTGTTTTAATGCAATCTCAGATGTTCTACCCATTTTTATTCACACAAACCTATTTTTTTATAATTGGAATTTTTTTACCATCAATAATAATCATATCTGCGGTTTCAGTTTTACCAGAAACTTTATTTGGTGCTTTTTTAAATTTTCCTTCTGGATTCATTAATTGACTGTCTCTTTCTTCTTTATCCATATCTAATCCACCATTCATTCTTGTATAATCAGAAGGATTATATTTAGACATTATTTCTTTTTGTATTTTATCTTTTATTTCTTTTTGTAATTGTTCATTTTGGCTTGGTGGTAATTCTCCAACTCTTTTTGCTGCTCTATCTTTATCTATTAACTCTGCGTTTAATAGTGCTAAAGTGTTGCTAATTTCTTGAGTTTTATCTATTTTGGTAATATCTTCAAATTCTATTTGAGGATAATAATCACTTGCTTCCCATTCTTCATATGTCATATCTTCTTCATCATCTTTAAACACTGGGTCTTTTTGAACATCCAACGCAGTTATTCCCCCTGGAGCAATAGCACCAGTTGTAATATTATCTGGTCTTTGTGAAGCACCTGACGCTGATTCAAACGTTGGTTTTTTAGGAGGACCAAATTTAATATCAATCGCTTTTTTAATAATTTTTCTAAAGAACATTTCTGAAAATTCATCTTGGTCTTGTTTTAATTTACCAATAAATGTTTTATCTTCATTGCTTACCAATCTATCTGTTGTTCCTTTTGGTTTAAAATACGTTTCTGGAACACCAGTCACAGCAAACATCTGCATATCCAAATCATTTGTTAAAGCAAAAATTTCACTCTGTCCTGTTGCTGGGCCTAAAACCTTACTTTCCCACGCAGCACTCGTTATCACATCACTTCCTGGTTCTAAATCTTCTAACTCACCTTTCATTTCTGTTAATTTCTTATTTAAATTCTTACCAAGAGTTCGTTCATCTCCATATTTCCAATGAGTCGTTGCTTTACAATACTTCTTAAAATAATAAGGCGCCAATAAATTAATATCAAACCTTGCTTGACAAACTTCTGTCGCACTCCTTAATTCACTAAATCCAAAAGGATATTCAGTATAATCATGAGTTTTGAAATGCATCATATTTCTAACAGGAATAACAATCGGGGTTGGAAACCTTAACATTGGAGCACTCATTAATCCAGACGTCATCCCGGCGCTTCCTCTAACGTGTGGATAAGCAGGTAATATAGACCCACCAAGTATAGGAGGTAGATATACATAGAATAATATTTTTGTTGTGAGGGGGTCTAAATACACTTTTATTCTTTCTGGTTGTAGAATTGTTAATTTATCTGGAATACCATCTTTATCATTATGAATATGTATATAACAGTTACCATATTCACTTTTATGGAATGAAACCTTTTTTCTAAAACGCGTATCAACTTTTAATCTATGTTTCAATAACCATCTAATATATTTTTCTCTATCCGAATCTTCACTCAACCTGTCATTAATTAACATTTTGGCTCCAAGACCCATTTGAGCCTTTAATTCAAAAGAAGAAAAGACATACGGAACATTATAAACCATATCCACGTTTTTAGCATAATCTTCTGGACTTTTTATGGAATTCATACCATAATATAATGCCCACGCACTCACTAATTTGCCGTTAATTACATATAATTTATTTCCAACCCAAGTAGAATTTGGAGCAAAATCTTCATATAAACCACTTAAATCAGCAAATTCTGAGTTTTTTTCATAAGGATTTAGGCCTATTAAATCTATTTCTCTATCTGTATCTGAATAATTTTTCTTAAAAAATTTCAATCTTCTTCCTTTTATTTCAACAACCACATTATTTGGAACTCTACTTGCCCATTCTGTTAATTTTTTTGGATATTTTATCAAATCTATTTGTTTTTTAGCATCATAAATATTTTTTGCTTTAAGTGCACTTCTTATTTTTTTATCAGAAAATGGAGATTTAATTTTTCTTTTTTTCTTTCTTTCTTTAAGATATTTTTCTATCTTATCATCTGTTGTTATTAGACCTAAATTACTGGCCACCTCATCAATATCGACAGAATCTCCCACCTTTCCTTCAATTTTTAGTGGATTTATTGACTTTGTATTCATTATTATAAAAATAATTCTAAGAATTTATAAAATTTTTTAAAAAAATTATATTTTTGGCATTTTTTTATGAATTTTTTTATTTTTTTTATTACTTTCTATCGTTCCAATCTTCAAATTCTTATATTTTTTCTTTCCTAAAACCATAAAATCTTTTTTACTATCTTCAAAATCCAACATTTCTTCTGTCTGTTTCCAAATATTTGCCACAAAAAACTTTTCAACATCTTCCATATCAAATTCTACGTTCTTTAAAGCCAATAATGTTGCCCAAAGTTGGTCATCATGCGAATTACTTGGATGATAAAATTTAAATTTATTATTTCCTGTGATTTCATATTGTTGTTGTGTAAATTGTTGAAATAAAACGTGTTCACTCTCTGGAAGTCTTATCAATCCTTTCTGAACCAATGCTTGAGCCTTTGTAATCATTTCAGTTTTTGTTTTAGGATTGAAAACAATTAATCCATATTTGTAATCTGGTTTCTTAATTGGACATGGTAATCCCGCCTCAATCATAAAGTCCTGAAATCCTTTCTCTCCTGTCCAATCAACATTTATTTCAATAGCATCAAATGTTTTATAAAGAAGTTTCATAACTTTAATGATAGTAGGATTGGTGGTTCCAAGAGGAAATTCTTGGTTATAATATAATCTAACCGGAAATTTATCTACTCTCCAAACACACAAAGCAGCATTATCTATTTGTCTTCCTTGGTCATAACCCATTGTGAATATTGCTCCTTTTTCAACCAATCCACGAATCTTAGAAACGAATGGCATTAATTCTTCTGGTGTATGAAAACAACGTTGAGGAACAATTAAATCAATATTAGACAATCCAGCAGAAACTCTGTTTTCATTGGGATTGAGTATTTTATTATTCTCATCTATTTTTTCACCAAAGAACCACTTTATAGGAAAACAAGTTGAACCTTCCTCTATAAACTCACATAAATATTCTTGTTTGAATAATGCTTCTGGATTTTTTGCTTTTTGTTTTAACACAAAATCAACATCAATAAATGGACATTCATACCACTTCTGCCCAATAACTTTCACACCACCTTTGCTTAGAACCTCATAAAAATGATTTTTTGTTTTTGGAGTTCCGGCTTCTATCAATGTTTTCTTTTTTACCTTTCCCACAAAATCTCTTTGAATTGCTGCTAGAAATGGTGTTATATCACCATAATATTTTTCATCTATAACATCTTCTGTTTCATCAATAATAATTCTGGTCGCCGTTTTACCACGAATGTGACTTCCTGGACTTGCACTCATAAACTTCACAAAATTTCCATTATTCATTTTAATCTCTTCTGAATTGTTCTTTATCACAAATCTTTCAAAAAATGGATATTCTAATAATATTCTTGCTATTTTGTCATATATTTCTTTTGATTGGTCTTCAACTGGTGCTAAAACAAACACTCTTTCTTCTGAACCACATAATAACCACCAAACTATAATTTCAGACAAAACGGTAGATTTTCCCGTCTGTCTTGACCATAATAATACAATATGTTCTTCATTTCTTGTAACAGCATCAAAGACCTCTTTTTGTTTTGGTGAAATTGGTTGTTTTTGTGGTGATATTCTGAATGTTTTAGCAAAAAGATATGCGTCTTTTTTGCATCTTTCAAATAATGATTTTACTTTTGCTTTTTGTAATGTTCTTATCATTTTTAATTTTATATGCCTTCCCTCTAAATTTTCTCTTTAATGTTTTTCTATCAAATATCTCAACAGATTCGATTTTTCCTAATGATACCAAACTGTTAATATTTCTTGATGTGATATTAACACCATGTTCTTTTTGAATTCCTTCTGTCATATCTGCAAATGCAACCACCCCACCATGTTTTTTAATATAATTGATTATCAATTTCTTTTTTTCTTTCGTTATTTGATTTTTTTTCATCGTTGAGAGCATCCTCCTTAAACAAACCTTCATCCTCCATTTGTTTGACCAGATACTCAATAAAATCTTTTGGAATTGCCTTTCCCTGGTCTTTATTCGGACTTAATTCACCCAATGATTGCATTGTCAATTGAATTTGCCGAACCAATGTATTCATTGTTTGAAGTGCTATACTGTAAGCACCATTATTCATTGCTTCGTTAAACAATCTCCAAGCATTTGAGTAAAGTTTTGCTAAAGATTTTTTGGTTTTAATTGTTAAATCTCCTTCCAAAAAATCTTCAACATCATCCGAGCCAAAATTCAAATCTTTTTTACGTTTATGTATTCTATCACTCTCTTGATTCAGAATTTCACGTATTTTACTGACATCAGTCCTTGTTCTTTCACTGATATCACCAAGTTCTAATCCAGCACTATATAGACGTCGTATTTCTTGACGTAACGATTCTTTTGCATTCATTTTTTATTTTTGATGTATTCAATTATTTTTTCTTCTGTTAGGTTATCATGAATCCATTCAGCCAAATTAAACTTTCTTTTAAAATCATACATAATTAATTTGGCTAATTTTCCTTTTAATATTATGGTCTTTGGAATCCTAACCATGCCTATAAATTCTTCTGCCTTTAAACCTACATTCTTTAATATTTTTTCTGTTTCATCCAATTTTATATACCTCTTAAATATAATATTATCTAATAATTTTTAAAATCTTTTATTCTTAAGAATTAGATTCCCAATAGCAATCAATTCCGTTACTTCCTACTATACAGTAAGCGGTTAAATTTTCTGTCACATTCCAGGTTTTGAAATACCATGAGCTTCCACCATAAATATTTCCTAAATAAGTAACGTCGTGATTATACCAAACAGTAGATGCTATGACTATTCCTAAAACTAATAATCCAATCACAAACAACAATATTTTTCTATTCATACCTTTACCTCCAAATGAATTTTTTTGAAACATTTTTTACAATAATATCTTCCTCTAAATCTATACATCGCCTTTTTACCACATTCACATTTTTTATCACGATGTGATGTATAACAACCTGCAATCATTTTTCTTTTTGTCTTTTTCTTAAGAAACTTCTCTTTCCTCTCCTAATTCTACTTTCTTCTATTATTTTTTTCCAATTTCTTTTGATATTATGCCACTCTATTTTCTTTATATTATTCCATTCTTTGTTTAATTTTTCTTTTATTTCTTCTGTGGTATATAATCTACCTCCATATATTCTTCTCCATCCAGTCATACATCCCCACCAAACAATTCCTTGAAATTTAAAATGACGAAGTATAATCCAGGCCCGAGGAATGGTATTTATTTTTTTAAATGTAATCAATAATTCATCATGTTTTCTTGTTTTCATTCTCTTTATTACACCATTTAATCCAACTTTTTTTATATCAATCAATTCATTCATTCTTCTTCCTCCAACCTTTCATTTTTATAATTTTCAATTCCAATTTCATGTTCACAAGTTATTCTAATAGTTCCTTTATAAATTCCAATACTATGTCCTTTATTTTTACATCTAAAATGATTTGATAAAAACTGATTTAGTAACTTAACATCATCAATTGACATATTTGGATAAAACCTATTGCTTGTTAAAAATACTTTTTTCTTACATTTATCGCAAACAAGATAATAATATGTGCTCATTTTTCTTCCTCCAAAATATTCTTACGAATCCACCAGTCTAAAAACTCAATCATTTCTAAACTAATATTTTTTCCATATTCTTTTTCAAGTTCTTCTTGATGCTTTATAATTTCAACAGTTAATTCTGTATGATTAAGATTTGCACCCAAATGTTTTATCCATTTCCGAGCCAAAGACAATAACTTATCATATTTAATAACATAAGTATCATAACTTTCATTACTTCCACACTCCACACAATATCCGTCATCTAAAAAATCACTATCGCATTTCTTACATAATTCTATCTCTTTCTTTAACTCACTTAATTTTTTAGTCATTTCAACTCATCCTCTGTTACACTCAAATCATCTAAAAATGATTTAATCATACATTTCACCCCAAGTTTTTTAACTTGTAACAATTTCTTTTTTTCTTTCATTAACTTTTCAAATTCTTCCTCACTTAAACTAATAATTACTTCTGCCCAACAATAAACAATACCATTTGTTGTTGATGTTGAAATTGTTTTAACTTTTGCATCCAATTTTTTCTTCCTCCAAAATATTCCTTTCAATCCATTCAATCTGTCCTTCTAATTTGCATTTATAACTCCACAAACCATCTTTTCTTAATTTTTCCTGTTCTTTCTTTGACATATTACTCCATGTGATATGACTTAAACTAAAAGATATGCCAGCAATAACAGATTCTAATTCTTTCTTTAACTGTTTTACCCACTCCCGAGCCCAAGATTTTAATTGTTCCTCTCCATAAAATCTATTATTAGTTATTGTTATTCGTGCTAAATCAGGTTCCAAATCATCAAGCATTATCCTTAATATTTGTTTTAATTCACTTAATTTTTTAATCATTCTTTCTCCTCCAAAATATTCTTTTTAATCCAATCAATCTGGGCTTTAAAATAAGTCATGTTTCCTCCAAGCCCTAATTTCTCATTTTTATAAAATTCTTCTTCTAATTCTTTTATCCATTCACGAGCAAGAGATTTCAAATCTTTAGTATAAATAAATGAATCTTCTGATTTTCCATCAAGTATAGAGAAACTATTATAATCATCACTCACAATATGTTTTTCAATTTCACTTAATTTCTTAGTCATCCCTTCTCCACCACAAACTTATACAAAACTCAACATTAAACAACACAACATTAAATTCCAATTCATACGCAAAAGGAATATCAACCTCTTGTAACTTTAATCCAACATTAAAAAACTCAAAATGATATGTTTTATAATCTGTCTTAAACAAGCCAACACTGAATCCCAATCTTCCAAAAAACTTCCTAAAATAACTCATTTACATTTCACCCATTTATAATAACTATGTTCTGTTGTGCTTTCAGTGTTTGGTTCAGCAGGAACAATTTTATAACGTGTAAATATTTTATCTAATAAATAATTAAATTTTTCTAACTCTCGAATAGTCAATCTTATTTCCTTACTCTCATCATAAATTACTATCATTTCAAATCCTCCAACTTTTGTCTAATTATTAATTCTGAAATTCTTCTATCATTTTTTGCACATAATTCTATCAATTTTTTTATCATCTTGTTGTGTTCAAGAAGAATTTTTTTAACTATTTCATCACTCATTTCTCTCTCACCCATTTCGTCAGTCCGCACTCACAAATAAACTTATATTCAATGTCGTCATACATTGATAAGTGCCTTGTTGAATATTTGTCTGAACCAATAGCATCCTTTATTTCATCTTCCATTTTAATACTTCTTTTATCTCCTGTCGGGTAAAACCTATGCACGTGCTCGTGTTCTTCTAATAATTTTATTGCAGTTTCAAAAAAACCTCTCCTATATAATTTCTCTATTTCATAATCAAAACACTTACCACTCGTTCCAATAGTTCTACCACAAATACTACACTTCATTCACACTTCACCAACCTATACCTGTCAACACTATCATCAAAATACTTGTAACCATCAGCACAATCATAAAACTTACAATTGCTATTGTAGCAATAAATATTTTCGCAAAGAATTGTCCTGCCACTAACAGTTATCTCATAACAAGTAATTTTATCATCTATTAATGAAAAGAAAAACTGTAATATTAATACTATACTACAAAAAGCAAGTATCCACATCATAACTTCCATAAAATCAACCATTATCTTTCACCAACTTATTAATTTTCCAATCACATTTAGACAACTTATGATACAATAAATCACAATTACAAACCAAAGTCCCATCACCACACTCCATACAAGGACTATTCAAATACTTTAAAATCTTTTTAGCATGATTTAATGCTTCTCTCTTAGTCTTATGGTCACAAACCTCTTCACAATTACTACCAAGAACACAATCATACCATCCATGCTTGGTTTTAACGGGTTCTGGTAATTCTAAAGGTTTGTTTTCACTTCTTTTTATTTCATGAGTTATGGCCTCATAAATTTCAGGACTAAAACATAATTTAAACATCGGCAACTCCTTATTAGTCATTTCTCTTTCACCAACTCAGGATTCTCAAAAATGTTACCAACAACTTCAATAGTATAACGAGAGGAAATACTATGCCTCTCCTCTTCTGTTATTTTTAAACAAAATTCACAATCTTCAAATATAATCTCGCCAACTATTAATTCAAACATATTCTTATTATCTAATCCACTTTCAAACATATTCTTATCGACTACTCTACTAATCGGTAAGATTAACTTTACAATATCTCCTTCATAAATATCCTTGCCATTCTTATCTTTGAGTCCAGTCCATTGCATTATTTTCCATCCATCTACCTGCTCAATCTTCTTTATTTCATAATGCATTACTTTCAAATGTTCACTCCAAGCACGAAATTTAAACTTTCTCATTCTTTTTCCTCCCTCTCTTATTCTTCTTCCTCCTAATAATAATTTCATAATCACTATATGGTTCTTTCATTCTTCCTATAAACTGCTCGGCAATAATTTCATTCACCAAATCACAAACATGCTTATCACTTGCCAATCCCTTAATTAATCCCAACTGCACACCAGTTATATAATATCTTTCACTCATTTAAACACCTCATTAACTACTTTCTCTAATATAACCAATATCACAACCAAATTGAACGGAGATAATAAAATCATTATCAACAAAACCCAATCAGCACCATATTGAGAAGCAAAATCAGCAAGAAAAATAGTTGGAGATAAAATTAAGAATCCTAACAAAATTGTAAATATCATTAAAAAGTAAAATTTAAAAAAATCTTTAATCATTTCTTTCATTTTATATCCTCCCTTTTTTGAATTTCAACGTCTCCGATATATTCTACATCTTTTTCCCACCAATTAACCATGTCTATGTGTTTGTCTATTCCTCTTATATGGTCTAATTCGTGTTCAAACACGCGTGCAACCATTTTGGTTTGTTCCATATCAAGTTTTTCAAGTTCTCTGAAAATTGTCCGCCTTCCGTTTTTGTTGTATGTAATTATTTGAAGTTTTTCTGGTATTCTCATGTGAATAAAGTTGTTCCATCTATACGCCGTTCCGTGAACCGTGTCTTCAAAACTTCTTCTTCTAAAACTTCTTTTTATTTTTGATGTTGTTACCTTTACTTCTATATCGCTTGATTTTATTCCGTTTTCTTTTATTATCTTTTCAAATAGTTTCTTTAGGTCTTTTGTCAAATATTTTGTTTTATTAATTAATTTCATAGTTATAATATTATTTCTGTGTTTATAAATGTTTTGTTATGATTGATGCTAAATTTAAATTTTTTGGTGATTGAAGAAAAAGTGGTTTTTTGTTACTGTGAAGTTATAACAGTTAGAAGTTAAATATAGAAGTTGAAAAATATAGATTTTGGTGGAGGAGGAGGTTGGTGAGTGGAGATTCCCTGACTATGAAGAGTATCCCCTCCTTTGTCCGTAACTTGGCCTACCCCTCCTTTTAAGCGTTTTTAGGAGGAGGCCTCCATCTGTTACTATTCTACAGTAACAAAAAATACCTCTCCTACATACCTCCGTCATTGGCTCTGTAATTAGATTATAAAACGTAACATTTATAAATAAACAATGTTATATATTTATTAGTAAAATAGACAGGTAGTAACGTTATAATAGGCAAGAGGCCTGTTATAATGTAAAGGTAGGCGCTAAGTAATGTTACAATAGTAAAACTGGCTCGTTAGCACCATTTTAGTTTCTTATGAGTGCTATTAATAACAATAATACAGTTTAAGCGCCAACGTTTAAAACACGTTGTTAAAGGCAGGTTTAAGCGAGATTTAAAATCTCTCTCCTTTTATTTTTTTTATTTTACTTTACTATTCACAAAAAAGGAGGTGATTCGCATGGATTATGAAATCTTTTGCGAAGGTGCTAAAATCGATTTATATGACGAGGAAGGTTACGAAAGAGAACTTACAGAATTGGAGGACAGGTGTTGCAGAATGCATGGCTTTGAGATAAAGGTAGAAAATAAAACACTTATAGTTGATTCTGAAATTAATTCCTCAGGTTATACGGTCTGGAATTGCGAAACCCCAGGATTTATTATAGGCGACGAGGAAGGGGGAGACATACATACAGGTGAAATGATTTGGTTAATTCTAAAAGCAATAACAGACCCAGATAAATTTAAATTACTTAATAAACGTTTTATTATTGAGGAATATTAAATATTCCTCTTTTTTTACTATTCACAAAAAAGGAGAGGTGAGTGAAAAATGGAAGATTATTATGAAGGAGACAAAAAACATAAAAAAGTCAGCGTCCGAATAAATATAGGCAGAATGAGGAGAGAATGGCTAAGCATTTTAAATGATGATATGGTAAAAGACCATGAATATTTTATAATTAAAAATGTTGAACAAGTTCCAAAAAAGGAACTTCCAACATACAAAAGAGAGGTTGGGGTTATGAGAATGAAGATTCGAGAGAGAGAAAATTGGAGAGAGGTAGAAGAAAATGAAGAAAATGATAAGGAGGAAGATACTTGGAATGGGCCTCCAGTATCATTTCCAAATGACGATTAAACGAACAGAAAAAATAAGAAGTTAAGCAAAGACAATAATTAATTATAAGGAGAGGTGATGAATAAAATGTTAAATTGTAATAGGGAATACAAAAAGTTTAAGCCAAAAAGCGAAGTTTATGCTGATTATGGCTGGGATTTAACAGAAGATTATGACGAAGAAATAGAAGAAGGAGAAGAAGAAAAAGAAACCTAAGAGTGGATAATAAATAGAAATATTGAGGTGATTAAAAAATGAGATTGAAAAAAGAGTTTCAGCATAATGACTCAGCGGTCTTATGCGATATTAGAGAAATGATAAAAGAAGGAGCAAGCAAAAATGAAATGGCGAGGGCGCTAGATAATGATTTTGAAGGGGGAGAATTAGCCCTGGTCTTGTTGGATATTGTATTGGAGGAGGTTTTAAAAAATGAAAACAAAAATAAATCAGCATGAAAACTCAATAGACATTGACCTAGAAGATGATAAAGAGCAATTAGAAGCAACGATTCACTTTCAGAAGCATGATGGTTATGTCAGAATAACCATAAACAATTACCTTAACGGAATTAATAAAGTGAATGTTGTTCCTTACGGCAATAAGAATGAAAGAATAATAAAAACAAACAAAGCAATAACCATAGACCTAGCAGGATGTGAGTAAAAATGACAGATGAAGGATATGTTTGTATTCATTGTGGCGCTGAATCGTGGTTCGGTGGTGACTCAGGCGTTGATGATTGTGAGCATGAGTGGCATTTGGTTTGGAGCACAGAAGACATAAGAGACCACAATGAGAGAATATTATCGTAGTTTTAACTTTATGACTCGTATTGAGTCAATTATGTTTTTTATTTTTTAAGCGGGAGCATCTAGATATGAGTTGAAAGAAATCGGGCCATGAGTGATAAATACAGCGCCTACACTTATCGCCTATGAACACATTTTGCAGCATATGTAGCCTCCTGGAGGACAACAGGGGTGAAATCGAGCATCTCCTTTTAAATTGATTGGTCTAGATGCTCCTGCTATCATATTTGCAACACGGAGGTGATAAAAAGATGATAACATCAACAACAAAAAAAGGCACAGAAGGATTTAACATTTCTTGGAGCGCAGAGCAGGCCTTTGGTAGAAAGTTATTAAAAGAACTGCCAAAGGGATGGAGCGTGGATTTTTGTTGGTTACAATTTGGAATGTATGACGTAAGATATGAAATAGAGTATATAAGCAAAGAAGTAAGAATATGCTACACTCAAAACTTATTGCATTGGAGTGATGAACTAATAAAAGAAATAAAAAGAAAGATAAAAGAAATGAAACAAAAGATAAAACAAAAAAAATTGGAGGGTTTGAAATGAGTGATGATAAGTTTGTTCCTTTGTTGGAACGTGAAGTTAGTGTTCATCTTTCGAAAGATAATTGTTTTTATAAAAAAGATATTTTGGAATGTTTACAAGAATTGAAGAGAAGAATTAATAATTATGGTATTGGAAAGGACTTTGCTATTAAAATTAGTGTTAAAGAATTAAATGAAATTATTGAGGAGGTTTTCGGATAAATGAGTGATGATAAGTTGAGAGTTTTGAACCTTTATGCTGGTATTGGTGGCAATCGTGGTGAACGGCCTTCAATATGGCCTTAAATCTGGCCTGAGGGGCCTGAGGTCTAGAAAAGAAAGGAATCTATAAAACCAAAAATCAAAACGCGTTTTGGTGGATTATAGATTATCAGCAATTATCGCGATTGATAGTGGAGGAGATAGACGATTATAAATGACTAGATTTTGGCGAATATAAAGTTGCTGTGAAGTAATAAATGAAACTGTGCAACTATCATAGCTGATCGATAGAGCGCCAATGAGGGGATAAAATTTAGAAAATTACAGTATTATATAATAATATAAATAAAAATAGTTTTATTTATTTATATTTTATTATTATATTTTTCTTTTTTTTATGTTTTTTTAACTATTTTTTTTCATCTCGTCAAATACACAACAACCCCTCCT